TGCGGGGTCGAGAGCGGGGAGGATCGGGCGGGGCGGGCGGAGTGCGAGCTACCTGTCAGTCGTCGCCCTCATCCGCCTCGGTCGTGGCGACCTCGACCACGCGCTTGGGCTCCTCGTCGATGTTCGTCGCGCTGAAGTTGAACTGGTACACGCTCGGGCCTCGGGCTGTAGTTGAAGTGTCGATACCAGCAGCGCAGCGGTACGTTGCGGTGAGCGACTTGAGCGCCGAGGCAGCAGCGTTGAGCGAGCGGGCGTCGCGCGCTTCGCGGACGAACGCGGCCGCACGATCGAGTCCATCGACTGCGCCCTGGGCGACCTTGTCCATCACTCGAGCGTGCGCGCCGGCCAGCTCACGCACGATCGCCGAGTCCTTCTTCTCCTCGATCTCGCCGGCCTTCTCGACCACGGCCTTGCGCCGCTTCGACCAGCCGCGGCCGTTGATGACGCGCTGCACCTGGGTGACTGCGTAGTCGGTCTTGTACTTGGCGTTGAGGTGAGCCGTGACCTCGGAGGGCGGCAGCATCATCCGCATGTACGCATGACGGATGAACTTGAGGTGAACGTCGGAGAAGATGTTCGGCTTGGCCATGCGGGACGCCCCAACGTACCAGCCTGGCGCGAAGCGCACAAGGGCCCGCCGGGCGCCGTCTGTTCGCGTTTCAGCCTGGTGTTTCGCCGTCCGAGGGTCAGGACAGCGGCAAGGCGGCCGATGGCCCGCAAATTGGCCAGGATCGGAGGCGGTGACAAAGGTGACAGCGAGTGACAAACACTTGTCACCGAATCCGGCCTAGGGCGCCAACGACTTACGGAGCTAGTGACAGAGTGACATAATTTTCTAAATATGTGTGAGAGAGAATGGTAATAAGATAAGTATGAATATGAAATTTATATATAAGGGTTTGAAAATTTTCTTGTCACTTTGTCACTTCTCACCGATCCCTCTGGTGCCTAGTGAGTTAAGCGGTGACAACCCCCTGTCACCGCCTTGTCACTCTGTCACCCAGGCACGAAAAAGCCCGGGATTTCCGTCTCCCGGGCTCGCGGTCCATCAGTTTCCCTTCACATCCCGATTAGCCGTCTAATTGCTCCAGGATCTCGCCGATTTCCCGCCGGATGTGTTCAGCCAGGGCGCGAACCTCGGGCGTTGCGTCGTCCTGGTACTTGATGATGTGGCGCATCTCGACGTCCAGGTCGACGAGGACGGAGTGCATGGCCGATGCCGCGTTGGCCAGGGTGTACTGCGCCTGGTCGTCAGGCAGGTTGAATTCGAGTATTGCTTTCATCGCGTTACTTTCCCATCGCGGCAAGGACCTTCGCCGCATACCGCTCGGTCGCCGGCTTGGTGTGGCCCTTTGGCCCTCCGTTGTGGACGCGGGCCAGGGTGACGACATCGCCCGATTCCCAGGCGGCCCGGGCGTAGCGTCGCAGGTACGCGGATACAACGCGCACGGCGTACTCGTAGTCGGCGACCTGGATGTATTCGCCAGGCACCCTGGCATCCTGGTGATAGCTCTTGTGAATTTGCAGGGGCCCGAGCGCCTTCCCGCTATCTCCACGGATGGCACCGAGCCTTCCGCCTGTTTCCACTTGGTGCAGGGCCTTGAAAAAGCCCGGAGGGGGCGCTGCATGCGCGAACGCCAGCAGCGCGAGGTACATCGCGATGTGTTTCATGTCTTGGTAGGGACGGCTCGCGACGCTGCGGTGCCCGCCCGCGAATTCAAGCGCAGAAACACTTACTGCCCCTGGGGGTGTAATACATGTTGGTAACTTCCGCGCTTGAGTTTGGCCGTGGCCTCGCAACCGTCGTTTCACCTACCCGTCCCATGAGTCCTGATACACGACGCGCGGTCACCACGCTGCGCCCTCCTGGCGTCATCGCTGAAGCGGTTGATTGCCTTGCCCACCACACGCACCAATCGCGTTCTGCGGTCATCCGCGGCGCCCTGGACGGCTTCCTGTCGCCGTCGCGGACCAAGCCGGCCTACGGGCCGGTGCGGCTCCTGTACTCGCGACTGAACAGCAAGCTCACGTCGCGCCCGCTCGCGTTCTCCTGCTCGCCACGCACGCTGGTTGCGTACCGCATCGCGGCGAAGCGGCTGGGTTATGGTTCGCTCAACGGCCTGGTGTCCGTTGCCGTCGCGTCCGCGCCGGAGTTCGGAGTCCGGACATGACGCTCGCGCAACTCGAGGAGATTGTGGCCCGGATGCGGGCGCGTGGCGTGCATAGGATGACGCCGGTCGTGGTGAAGGACGTGGACGGTTCGTTCATGGACCTCCATTCGGCCGATAACTTCAACGGCAAGGTCGTGCTGCATCCGGGATGGATCGAAGTCGAGGATGAGGAGCCATGAGCCGCATCGTTGACTGGATCTACCTCACGCTGTTCGCGATCGCGCTGGTCGCGGTGTGGCCGTTCATCAAGCCGCGGAAGGAGGACGACGATGAGCTACGCTGAATCGGCGAGCTCGGCGATGCGTGCGCTCGAGTTTCTGGTCGCCAAGCATTGCCCGAATCTGGACAAGCCGGCGGCGCCCAAGGTCGATCGCCAGGTGCTCGCATCGATTCCTCGCGTGGCCACGCCGCGCGCCAAGGTGCGGGTGGAGATGACGGAAGCGTTGCACGACGACATCTACGCGGTCTCCACGACCACGTTCCTGTCGGTGATCGACGTGGCCAAGCGTTTCAACGTGAGCGAATCGGCGGTGCGAAAGATTATGAGCCGCCGGCATCGCCTCTACCACCCGCGCAGAAGCGAGGAGTTCAGGTACAAGCACCTGGCGGCGTAATACAACAAGCCTCTTCACGGGAGGGCCGTGTCCTGTATCACCACACAGGATGCAGCCCTCCCTTTTTGTTGCCATCGATCCCGGGGCGTCCGGTGGCTACGTCGTCCGCCGGCCTGACGGCACGATTGCCAGCGTCTGCGCGTATTCGGGGCCGCAGGACCTGGTGAAGCTCTGCGCGTTCCTGCGCGCCAACAATCTGTCGGTGTTCCCGATCGTTGCGTTGATCGAGAAGGTCTGGGCCTCGCCGGCGATGGGGGTGAGCGCGGCGTTCGCGTTTGGGGAGAACTACGGAGCCTGGGTGAGCGCCCTCCGGGTGTCGGGCATCCCGGTGCGCTGTTTCACGCCGCAAGCGTGGCAGAAGGTGGTGGCTCCTGACGTCATTGGCCAGGGCCCTGACCGTAAGCGACAGCTCAAGGCGATCGCCCAAGGCATGTTCCCCGACCTCAAGGTCACCCTGGCGATCGCGGACGCGCTGCTCATCAGCCAGTACGTCGTCAATCGTCTGCCGTTCGACTGGAACCGGTGGGAAGAGCCATGATCGAGCCTCTGCCGTTTCAGCAGGACGCAATCGGCCACCACGTCAGGCTCCTGCGTGAGCGTGGCGCCTCGGCCGAGGCTTCAGTAGCCGGTTTCGGCAAGACGTTCGTTGCGTCGTTTGTCGCCCGCGAGATGCAGCACCCGATGGTGGTCATCTGCCCCAAGGTGGTCATCCCCCATTGGACCCGGGCGGCGAAAGCGGTTGGTGCCCCGGTGCGCTGTATTTCCAACTACGAGCAGCACAAGCTCGGGCACACCGCCAGGGGTGAGTGGGAAATCAAAAATCGGCGGTGGCGGTGGACGGTGCCGAAGCCGACGCTCCTGGTCTTCGACGAAGCGCACTACTGCAAGAACCGCACGTCGCAGAATGCCAAGCTGCTCACGGCTGCGAAGCGCCAGGGCATTCCCACCCTGGTGATGAGCGCCACGCTCGCGGTGGACCCCACCGACCTCTACGCGACCGGGTATTTGCTCGGGCTGCACGACGGCGATCACTTTGGTTGGCAAGCGTTCCAGGCTCGGTTCGGCGTCATCCGTGACGGGTTTGGTTTCGTGTTCGATTCCAGGCATGACCCGTCAGCTCTGAAGCGTTTGAATTCCGAGCTGTTTCCGAGTCGGGGCCACCGCAAGAGCTACGACGAGATCCCTGGTTTCCCGGAGGCCACCACCGACGTGCGTGAGTTGCCCGCGAAGGAGGCTGACCTGGAGCGCATGGAGGCCGCGTGGTCGCGCGTGTCCGAGCTCGAGGCGTTGAAGCGTGAGGCGATCAACTCGGCGGTCGAGCGGCTGCGCGCACGTCAGTTGGCCGAGCTCGCAAAGGTGCCGGCGATCATCGACCTGGCCCGCGACCTGATGTCCTCGGGCTTGAGCGTGCCCATTTTCCTGAACTTCCACGACTCAATCGACGCAGTTTCCCAGGCGCTCGCGGCGCACGTCATCGACGGTCGTGCGTCGGACCGGGACCGCGAGCATGCGATCGACCTGTTCCAGGCTGACCGCTCGCGCTGCCTGGTGCTTCAGACCGGCGCCGGCGGTGTTGGTATCAGTCTGCATGATACGCACGGCAGGTTTCCGCGGCACTCGCTGATCTCGCCCCCGGAGAACGCCCGCGACCTGGTCCAGGCCCTGGGCCGCAACCGCCGGGTGGGGCAGAAGACGCCCGCGTTCCGCACCGTGCTCACGCTCGAGAACAGCATCGAGCGCCGCGTGAAGGCGGCGGTGGAGCGAAAAGCCAACCAGATCGAGACGATCAACGATGGAGATCTTGACCCACTAACCACATGAAAAAGCCCACCGCAAAGACGTATCCAACGCGCAAGGACATCTGCGATGCCCTCGATGACTACGACAAAAGCTCACTCTTGGCCGACGGTTTCGATGCCGCTTTCCTCGGGTTCTTCCCGGACGACGGCTGCGAAGAAAACGAGGTGCGGGCGGTGTACTCGATGGCGATGTGCCTTGAGATCCTGATGGACCAGGGCATGGACCGTGACGAGGCGATCGAGTATTTCGACTTCAATGTGGCCTGCGCCTACGTCGGACCTCTCACTCCGCTCTTCATCGCGAATCCGCTTCACCAATGGAAGACACGCAACAGCCCTCGGCGCCCGAAATGCTCCACCGCGAAATCCTCTCGCTCCTCAACCGCTACCAGCAAGAAGCGGACATGAGCATCTGCGAGGCGCTGGGCGTCCTGCGCCTGGTGGAGGAGGACGTGTTCCAGAAGTGCCGCGAAATGCGGCAGCGGGAGTAATACATCTGTAATACATCCGCGCAGGTGACAGCCTGGTCGGGATCGCTTCGCTCGGCGGCATGAGCAACGAACGTCCGCACGCCGAGCGCAGCGCGTCCCAACAGGGCGCCCTGGCTATGTGCCCCGGCTACCGGCCGCAGCCGTCCGGCAAGCGGGCGCATTGGGTGACCGAGCAGGGCACCCGCGGGCACGCCGCCCTGGAGTCCGGTGACTCCGGCGAGCTGGAAAGCGGGTTCGAGGAGCGCATGGTCGCCATCTGCGAGCACTATGCCTCGCAGCTCACGGAGCTGGACTCCAGCGTGATCAATGAGTTCAAAGTTAACACGATCGAAGGGCGCTGGGGTTACTGCGACCGCCTGATTGTTTGCCATGACGGCACCGCGCACCTTTTGGATTGGAAATTCGTCAGGGCCAAGGAGGTGCCCGACGCGGAGATCAACCTCCAGGGTAAGGACTATGTGATCGGGATCTTTGAGGATTGGCGGTTCCCGGGGGTCGAGCGCATCCACGTTCACTTCGTCATGCCTCGGCTGAACGCGGTCACGCGGACGAGCGAGCCGTTCACCCGGGCTGACGTGCCGCGCCTCAAGCTCGAGATCTTCAGCAACCTGGCCCGCGCCCGGGCGACCGACACAAAGAGGTATCGCGGCGCGAGCCTGAACCCGAGCTACGACGTCTGCCGCTACTGCGGCGCCGCCGGCCGTTGCGTGGCCCTCCGCCGCATCGCCGACCAGCTCGGGCGGGCTTACGACCCAGAGGGCTACGGTCAACGGCCCGCCGTTCCGCAGCAGACGCACGCAAGCGAGGTCAAGGACCCCGTGCAGCGGGCGCAGCTCCAGGAGCTGGCTGGGCTCATGGAGACATGGGCCGCGTCGGTGCGGCACCACAACCTCACCGCGGCCCTCGAGAGCGCCGACAACGTCCCTGCCGGCTACGTCATTGACTGGACCAAGGGCCGGCGCCGCGTGACGAGCCCGGAGGGCCTTCTCCTGGCCGCCCAGGAGTTTGGCATCTCGGCCCAGGATCTCATCGACGCCGCCACGTTGTCCTGGACCAAGGTCGAGGACACCCTCAAGAGCCGCGCGGCTCGCGGTGAGAAGGCGCAGGTCGTTGCCGCGTTTGGGCAGCGCCTGGTCGACCTGGATGCGGTCGAGCGCCCGGAGCCGACGCCAAAGCTGGTGCGGGCCCGCCCCGCCAAAATCTGATTTCGTCCCATGAAAACCAAGATCACACCCGGCGCAGTCGAGGAACCCTCGGCCGCCATTGTCCCGGCCTCTCCGGCCGAGCTCGGTAACTACAACGCCGACCAGTACGACGACGTCGCCCGCGACGTCGAGGTGCCGGTCCTCGGCTTGGTCAACAACGTCGGCCCCCTGGCCACCCAGTTCCGCAACAAGGCCGGAAACCTGGTGCTCGGGAACATCCTCCTCGGTGAGACCGTCAAGGTCATCCCCGTCGAGGTGATGAAGTTCTACCGCGAGACCTGGCGCGACGGTCGCGAGATCAAGTACGGTTCGCCGGAGGACAAGAACCGGCGCACGTTCCAGAGCGCCCAGGAGGCGGCCAAGGCCGGATACGCGGTCGATTTCGACAACCAGTACCGCAACCGGGTCGAGGAAGCCGGGCGGATCGGTTACCTGGTCATCAAGCCCGATGGCGACACCAGCGGCGAGTTCGTCCTCAAGGCCGGCAAGCTCGAGCTGACCGCGGCCAAGTGCTCGTACCAGCGCGGCGGATACCGCGAGGTCTGGCGGCGCGTCTTCGAGCACGCCCACAAGCTGGCCCTTGGCAAGGGGATCGAGACCAAGGGCCTCAATCACCGGGCGCTGTTCAACAAGGCCGCTGCCTGGACCCATTCCTGGACGCTGTCCGCCACGCTGGTGAGCGGTCCGCAGAACTCATGGTACGAGCCTCGTATCGCCAAGGGAGACCCGCTCCCGGCCGAGGTCGTCGAGTGGATCACCGCGAACTACGGAGCAGCCTGATTCAGGGCCCCGGGGCGGCGCGCGAACGCCGCCCTGGGGTGTATTCACACATCCCTACCAAGGACAGAATGAACACGGACCGGATACTCCACTACATCACGGTGGTCGGCAAGGAGGAAGACATGGTCGAGACCCGCGATGGGCCTATGACCTACCGCGCCTGGCTCGAGCGTGAGCGGCAGCGGATCACCCGGAAAAGCGGGTGGCCGGTCGAGATTGTGACCAACAACGCGACGGGCGAGATCGCCCTGGTGCTGCTGCGTACCAGCAAGTGAGAGCCGAAATCCAAGCCCTGCTGGCCTCCACCACCGGAGGCCAGGATGCCGTTGCCGTCGACTTCGAGACCTTTTACCGGTCGGAGAAGAAGGCGCGGCGCGATGGCACGACGCCCTGCACCGTCGAGCTTTCAGGCAACTACGGTTACTGCCGCCACCCGGAATGGGATGCCTACATGGTGTCCATTTACGCGCCCGACGTGCAGTATGTGGGCGACCCGCGCACGGCGCCCTGGGAGAAGGTTGCCGGCCGCGTCTGGGTGAGTCACAACGCGAACTTCGATCGCCATGTGTTCGAGCGCCTGGTCGAGCAGCGCAAGGTGCCGGACATGACCGTCTGGGGCCCTGACATGTCCAAGGCGGAAGCCTGGAAGGTCTGGCACGACACCGCCGACCTGGCGGTCTACTCGCACCTTCCCAGGGCGATTGCCCAGGCGGCCGAGTGCCAATTCCGCGTCAAGTTGGATAAGGCGGTGCGCTCCGACATGGACGGCGTGCGCTGGAACGACGTGCCCGTGAGCGAACGCGACCGCGTGCTGACCTATGCCCTCGAGGACGCCGCGCTGTGCTGGCTGCTCTGGGCTCACCTGTCGCCCGGGTGGCCCGAGCATGAGCGCCAGGCATCGCTGCACACCGCCGAAATCGAATTTCGCGGCGTCCCGGTTGACCGGGCGGCCGTGGACCGGGACATCAGCGTCCTCGAGACGGCGCTTCATCACGTCCGCAAGCGTATTCCTTGGGTGGATACCGAGGACGAGCACGGCAAGCCTGTTGCCCTCCGGAGCAAGGCCGCCCTGGACAAGGAGTGCTTGAAGTGCGGCGTGCCGCCGCCGTCCACGACGGCCCAAAAGGCGAAGGAGTTTTTGGAGTGGCTCGACGAGTACGGCGAGCGCGTCCCTGCGGTGATCGAGCTCGGCCGCTATCGCCGCATCGACCGGGCCCTGTCGGTCTACCGGGCGCTCCAGGCCCGCATCCGCCCGGACGGCCGTGCCGCCCTGGGCCTCAAGTACATGGGCGCCGCGAAGACCGGAAGGTGGAGCGGTGCGGCCAAGTTCAATTTGCAGAACCTGATGAAGGCGCCGCTTTGCTTCGACGCGGAGTTTGGCTGGATGGACTCGGCGAAGGGCGCCGCCTACGTCGTCGACGTTCGAGCCAGGATCGTCGCCGGCCCAGGCCGGAAGATGGTCATCGCGGACCTGTCACAGATCGAGCCGCGGGTGCTCAACTGGGCGGTCGGCAACCTTGATTTCCTCACGCTCTGCGCGGCCGGCATGGGCCCCTACGAGGCTCACGCCCGCACCTCGATGGGTTGGACCGCCGGCAACCTGAAGAAGGAGGCTCCGCAGGTTTACGCGTTGGCCAAGGCGCGCGTGCTCGCCCTGGGTTACGGCGCCGGCTGGCACAAGTTCGTCGAGATGGCGCGCGGCTACCTCGGGAATGAGGAGGAGTTCCTGGCGGTGTTTGGAGTCAAGCCGAGCGACAAGGCGGTCGAGGAATTCAAGAGCTACCTGCTTTGGTTGGTTCAGGAGCTCGGGCACGCCCCGTCGAAGAAGGCGCTCATGTTCTTTACCAACGAGGCAGACGAGCAGACACGAAATGTCTGGGTCAATTCGTGGCTCCAGGTCACGTCGTTCCGCCGATCGAATCAGTTGATTAAGGGCCTCTGGGACCGGTTCGACAAAGACTTCAAGGCGTCGGCTCTCGACGGTCTGTTCGAGAACGAGCTGCCGTCCGGCCGCGTGCTCCGGTACTTTGCGGTCACCGCGACCGGCTGGATGTGCAAGCCGGGCAATCCCCGGGGAATCCCCCAACGCACCTACGGCGGGCTCCTGGTTGAGAACTACGTCCAGGCCGTCGCGCGTGACCTGTTCCTGCACGGGATGCTCAACATCGAGCGGGCCGGGCACCGCGTCCTGTTTCACGTTCACGACGAGGTTGTCGTTGAGGTCGACGAGAACGTGACCCCGGACGAAATCGTGCGGCTGCTCACGACCACGCCGTCCTGGGCGGCGGATCTCCCGGTGGCCGCGGAAGCCGAGGTCGCCCAGCACTACAAAAAATGACCACCGCCAAGCATCTGGATTTCGGCCGCGAGACGGAGGCCCGCTTCGTCATGGACGCCCAGGCGAAGGGGTTCCTGGTGAGCGTACCGTTTTCCTCGGCGCCCGGCTACGACGCGATCGTCGACACAGGCAAACGCCTCTACCGCGTCCAGGTGAAGGGGTGCAACCCGCACCCGATGGGAGGGAAGGCGTACTGCCGCATCTCCGTTAAACGCAACACCCGCACCTCACCCAATTTCGACGTGCTGGCCGTTTGGGTCACCACCGCCGGGCGATGGGCGTTTCTCCCAAAAAGCACGCGGCACCGCACCAACGTGAATCTTGCCTTGAGCACGCTGCACCACCGTGCCGGCTGGGAAATTTTCTCTCGATGAACTCACTACCAGACACAGGAAGCCGTACCGAGTACGGGACCGGGGCTGTTCGCGACGCCTCGGTGGGAAAGGGTCATTTCCACGCAATCCCGCCGTGCTCGTTGCGGCGGATTGCGCGCCGCTTTGAAGACGGCGCCAGGAAGTACTCGCGGAACAATTGGATGAAGGGCATCGCTTTGTCGCACTACCAGGACTCGCTCCTGCGCCACATCCTGGCCTGGGCGGAGGGCGACACGTCCGAGGACCACATGGGCGCGATCCTTTGGAACGCCGCCGCGATGGACTGGACCGAAGGGGAGATTGCCGCTGGTCGGCTGCCCGCGGCGCTGAACGACCTGCCGTACCGTCAGGGGGTTAAGCCGAGCGTCACCACCGCCGGGCGCACGATCACCATCGAACCGATCAAGATGCCGTGAACCCCGTCGCCTTCTACATCAGGAACCACAGCTCGTCCGAGCTGTTCAAGGCGGAGCTGGCGTCGCTCCCGTCCTTGTCTACGCGCCCGCAGTTTGCGGCGAAGGACGAGTTCGCGAAGTGGTGCCACGACGCGAGCACCGAGCACGTTTTCTACACGCTCGCCGAGCCGGAATTTCCGGCGCAGCGGTCGAGCGGGCAGAACCCGATCAAGTACATGCACGGGTTGATCGCCGACTACGACGGCATGCCGGAGGCGATCAACGCCGAGCTGGCCAAGCTGAAGTTCAGCGCCGGTCGCGCTCCTACCTGGGTTACGACTACGTTCTCGGGAAAAGCCCGGTTGATCTGGGTCTTCGAGCGCCCGGTTCCCGCGTTTTCCGCGGAGGTCATGGGCAAGTTCAAGGTCGCGATGGCGAAGGAGCTCAAAGTGAAGGACCACCTTCCCGGGCTCGACGAAGTGGCCTGGAACAATCCTCACACGCCTTACGAGCTGGGGACCAACTGGCGGCAGCCTTGGGGCGACGCCAGGTTGCCGGCGAACCTGGTGATGGCGGCGCTCTGCGACGCGAGCGAGAAGGCGAAGTGGAAGGTCGACGGCCCGGTGGTCCCGATGGAAGCGGTGGCCGCCGAGGTCGACCGCCGCTGGCCCGGCCGCTGGCCCGGCCCGTTCCTCGAAGGGGCCAAGGGCGTTCGGTTCTGGGACCCGAAGGCGGATAACCCCACCGGATGCACGTTGCGGGCCACCGGAGTCCAGGCATGGACGGGCGAGGCGAAATTCATGCCCTGGGCGGAAGTGCTGGGCGCCCAGTTCGTCGCCGAGTACCGCGCCAACAAGATTGGCGGAGCCATCAACGCGATCTACTACGACGGCCAGCTCTACTGGGAGAAGGACGCCTCGGGGATCTGGCAAGCGTTCGCTGGTAATCAGATGGGCCGGCGGTTGCAGACCGACCACGGGCTTTCCAACGATACCCGGCGCAGCGCCACTTCTGAAGTAGCCAGCGCCCTTTCTGCGATCGAGAACACGCGCCGCGTCGACGGTGCTTTCCCGTGCATCTTCCTCCCCGAGGAGGTTGTTCACGACAACAATTCCAAGTACCTCAACATCTCGCGCGTGAAGCCGCACCCGACCACGGGCCAGGTCCGGGAATGGGGCGACGGATTTCCCTGGCTCGCGCAGTATCTTGGCGGGCTATTTGACCGCCAGCAGCTAGACGTGCTATTGAGTTGGCTCGGCCGCTTCTACAACACGGCAAGGGTTGGAAAGCCCCGCAAAGGGCACGCGCTTTTCATCTGCGGCGACGTCTCGGCCGGCAAGACGTTCCTCTCGCAGCACGTCATTGGCGGGCTTATGGGAGGGCACCAGGAGGCCACCTCTTTTATCCTGGGGCACTCCGGGTTCAATGAGCAGCTCTTCCACGCGCCCGTCTGGTCGGTCGACGACGCGGCGGCAGCGAGCGAGCGCAAGCGGCATCAGCAGTACTCGGCCGCGGTCAAGAAACTGGTCGCGAACCCGTACCAGGAGTTTCATCCCAAATTCCGGAAAGCGGTAACCCACCGGTTCAACGGCCGGTTGATCGTCACGCTCAACTCGGACGCGACCTCTGTCCAGATGCTGCCGTCGATCGAGGGATCGATCCGCGACAAGCTGGTCATTCTCCTCGCCCGGAAGACCTCGACCGATTTTTCCGGCTGCGAGGAGACGGTGGCCCGCGAGCGCCAGGCATTCGCCGACTTCATGGCCGGCTGGAAGACGCCGGAATGGCTGCTGTCGAAGCAGGACGAGGTCTGGAGGTTCGGGCACGACTCCTGGCTGCACCCGGAAATGATGGACATTGCCTCGGACGCATCGCCGGCGGCCGCACTCCGCGAGACGCTGGACACCTGGCGCGTCCAGTACTTCCGGCAAGCGAAGGACAAGGAGCAGTACTGGTTTGGGACCGCCTCTGACCTGGTGTCAGAGATCCAGGCGAACGATGTCGTGCGCGCCCAGCTACCGCGGGTCGCTGACATCCGCAACCACGTCAAGCAGCAGCTCAACCATCTGTGCGAGCAGCAGGTCCCCTGGCTGTCTCTGCACCGCAACAACCAGAAACGGGGATTCAAGATCATGCGACCGGAGGAACTATGAGATTCATCCCACAATTCGTTTTCACCTGGGGCAACGAGCCGATCGACATCCGCCTCGGCATCATGCTCGGCTCCCAGTACGACTACATCCTGCGCGGCGAAAAGGCCGTCCGCTGTATCCGCGTGGACATGACGCTCGGCCTGGTCTGGGCGTGCCTCCGCGTCGGCGTGATCGTACACACATGAACTACTCGGCGCTTGTCCCCTGCCGCGGCCGCCTCATCCGCATCTGGTTCGATGCGGTGAGCGAGGAGGACGCTCTCTCCGTCGCCCAGGCGTGCCACGGCGGCCTCGAGGGCCCGTCGCCGGCGCCGGCTCCCGAGCAGCTTGCGGTGCCGATAAAAAAAGCCCGCGAACTCCTGGGCGGAGTGTCGCGGGCCACGATTTACAACTGGCTCGCGGTCGGTCAGCTCGACCGCGTGCCAGGAACGAGCCGCGTGCTCATCACGCGCTCTTCGATTGAGCGGGCGGCAGCCCAAAGGTGAGCTTCTGCGCCGCGTCGAGCGAGTGCTTGGACCGCAGGTGGCGGTAGGTCCGCATCAGCAGCGTTCCGCCGTCCGCGTGGCCGAGCCAGTCGGCGACGGTCGGGATGTCGACGCCGCTTTCGATGCACGCCGTGGCGAAGAAGTGCCGCAGGTCGTGATGGCGCAGCGGCGGCAGCCCAAGGCGGGCGCACGCCCGCTGCATGGCGTCGATGGACGTTTTCACGCCCAGGATCGGGCCGGCGATGCGCTTGGTCTTGATCTGGTCCAGGAGCGCCCGGAGCGCGGGAACGATGGGCACCCGGCGGGCGCTCGTCTCGGTCTTGGTCCCGCGGACGACCAGCCAGTCACCCTTGACGTCGTCCCAGGTCGCGGCCTGGGCCTCCGACAGCCGGAGGCCGGAGTAGGCCAGGAAGCGCGCATGCTCGGCCGAATTCTCCGCGCAAGACTGGAAGAACTTGAGCGTGAGGTCGTCGTAGTTCTCGGCGTCCGGGACGCGCGCCATTTCGGCGAAGATCCGTTCCATGACCGCGTTCTCCGGGATCTCCGGGCGCCTGGTGTCGGCCGGCAGGTAGACTGACTGCCGGATCGCCGTGCCGTCGCTGAACGGGTTCTGGAGGATGACGTGGTGGCGCACCGCGATCTCGAGCATGAGGCGCAGGGCGGTGAGGGTCTGGTTCACGACCGCGGGCTTGTAGCCGCAGCGGTCCGGCTGCTTGCGGCGGGGCGCCTTGGTGAGCAAAAACTGGCGCAGTTCGGAGATGGTATCGCGTGATACCAGCCTCGCCTGGGCGGTCTCGAAGTCGCCCTGCCAGTTCTCCCGGAGCCTCGCGATCCAGTTGCGGTAGCCGGTTTTCGTGGCCGGCGCGGCCTGGGAGCTGGCCACCTCCGCCTCCAGGGCGGCGGCCAGGGCGCCCAGGGTGCGGAGATCCGCGTCGATGGTAACGCCCTTCTGGCGAGCGGTTTCGACGTCGCCCGTGCGCCGGGCGTGCCGGAGCTTGGCGACGGTGTAGACGTCAGTCTTGAGCGAGCGGAAGGTCCGCGCGCCGTTGATCGAATAGCGGGAGTAATAGGTCCCGCAGTACCTCTGGTAGAGGCCGATGGTGCCTGTCTTTGTCCACTCTGTCCTGGTTTTGGTAGGGATTGTGCTCACACGTCCAGTCAGGTGGTATCGCACCCTGGTATCAAGCGCCAAATTTAGCTCTGCGCCCCGTAGTATTTCTTGGACCGAGAGACATGTTTCCAGGTGTCTGCTGGTGTCCACTTACCTATGAAATTCTCCAGGCCCTGGCTGCCGGAATGCGCGCGTAACGCTGGGTAAGCGGCGCTGCTGGTATCGCGAGCCTGGTATCGCGAAATATGTATTGCGTTTGTAAAAAACGCTCTCACGGTGGTCGGCGTCATCCCTACCATGAACACGATCACCACCGCTCAAGTCCGCGAGCTCGCGCCCGCGGCTTTCTCAATCACGCCGGACAGCTCGCTGTCCGCGTCCTACGCCCACGTCACGACGGCGCACGTCCTCGACGCGCTCCAGCAGGACGGTTGGCAGGTAACCGACGCGAAGCAGACCCGCGGGCGCAAGCGCGAGTCCCTTGAGCACAACCGCCACGAAATCGCGCTGACGCACCCGGCTTTGCCTCACCATGCCGAGGGGCGCCCGCTTGTGCGCCTCGCGAACAGCTCGGATGGCGGCAGCGCCGTGCGTCTCATCGCGGGCTTCCTCCGCTTCGCATGCACCAACCAGCTCTACGCCGGCATCAAGGTCGCGGGCGGGGTGTTTTACCACCGCGGCGGTGACCTCGAAAACCGCGTGGTCGCCGGCGCCCGCGAGCTCCGGGCTAACTTCGACAAAGTCATCAGTCGCGTCGACCTCTGGCGGGAAATCGAGCTCTCGCCCGCGCAGCAGCTCGCGTTCGCCACCCGCGGCGTCGCTTACCGCTGGCCGACCAACGGCCCGGAGGTCAACGCGCAGCAGCTCGTCACCCCGCTTCGCGTGTCGGACATGAACCGCAGCCTTTGGACGACGTTCAACGTCGTCCAGGAGCGCCTCGTCCGCGGTGGCTTCAACGCCTCTTTCGCTCGTCTCGACGACCAGGGCAACCCGACCGCCGAGCGCAGCACCCGCCGCATCCGGAAGATCACCGGCATCGCCGCGAACGAGCGGATCAACACGTCGCTCTGGAACCTCGCGGAGTCGGTCGCCTCCGGTCAGGAGGTGCTTGCGTGAGGAAAGGCCGACCGCTCAAAAACCCGGAACTCGGACCCCGCATCCCGCTGTGCGTCCGGGTCCCCGTCCGGGTGGGCGTCATCCTCAAAACCCTCGCCGCGATGAGGCTCAAGTCGCAATCCGACATCGTGATTGAGGCGATCCTCAAAGAGGCGAAGAAGTAGTCGAAGCCCCGGAGAAATCCGGGGCTTTTTTATTCGTCGAACAGAAGCGCCATCGCTTCCTCGAGCTGCTGCTCGGTCGGATTCTGGATCGCGAAGATCCGCGGCCGCCCGGAGAGGACCACGCCAGCCTGGCCCGCAAACGAAGCGCCGCTGCCGGCCCCTGACCTCGGGCGGCCGGCTTTGGCCGAGGCCGAGACGCCCTTCATCCAGGTCGTCGAGTTCCGGCGCCCGCGCACCGGAGGACCGTCGTCCATCTTCTGGGTCTCTCCGATGATGACCTGGAGGAAACCGACCTGGGCCTCGCGGCTCTGGCCCGGGAACGTGACGACCACGCTGCGGTCCTGGGCGGCGTAGACCGACCCGACCTGGCCGGCGCCGGCGACGCCGGAGACTGAATACACCCCGGTCGTCCGGATGCGGGGGAAACCGAGCAGCCCGTTTGCGTGGATGCCGTCGATCTCGACCTCGGAGGAAAGAATGAACCCGACCGTGCCGACCTCGCCTACCGCCTCGACGCCGGCGGGCCCGTAGCACATGTCGATCGCGATCGTGGCGTGGCCCACCACGCCCAGGGCGACCACTCCGGAATCGAGCGGAGCGCAACCGTCCGCCTTGAGGTTGACCAGGCCGACCAGGCCGATCCCCTCGACGCCCTGGGCCGAGGCATCCGGGCTGACATCGACCGTGCCGACCTCGCCCACCGCCTCGATGCCGGCTGGCCCGTAGCACATGCCGGCCGAAATCGCCACCGCTCCGACCTCGCCCACCGCCTGGACGCCGGCGGGCCCGTAACACATGTCGATCGAGACCGACGCCTGGCCGACTTGGCCGGCTCCAGACACGCCGGAAGGCCGGGCGATCAAGTCGCCCGAGGCGTCCACGGTCCCGACCTCGCCCAGGCCCGTCACGCCCGCCGGGGTGGCGACCGCGAAGCCCCTGCCAGCCGCCGTTCCGACCAATCCTAGGCCCTCCACACCCGCGGGGGTGGTGGTGACATAGACCTGGGCAAATACGGTCAGGGAACCCGTTTGCCCGGCGCCCTGCTGGCCGGTAATGCTCGCGCTGGACGAGGCCGAGACTGCCAGGGCCCCGGTCTGCCCGGCCGCTTCCAGGCCGGTGACCGGGGCCGTGACCTGCTGCTGCGCGGTGACGGAGAGTGTGCCGACCTGGCCGGTCCCCTGCCGGCCGACAACGTCGGTGGTGGCGGCGGCGGAGATGGTCGGGGTCCCGACCTGGCCGGTTCCCTGCTGGCCGGTGGGGATGGTCGATACTCCCCCGGTCGTCCCGATCGTCCCGACCTGGCCGTGACCGAAAACTCCGGACACCGAGGCCGTGACCGAAACGGTGGCGGTGATGCTGACGGAGCCGACCTGGCCGGTTCCGACCTGGCCGGTGACATCGACGGTGATTCCGGAGCCGACGCTGACGGTGCCGACCTGGCCGGTTCCGACCTGACCAGAAACAGTCGTGGTCGACCCGAAGAAGACCGACGGAGACCCGACTTGCCCGGAACCCTGCTGACCAGGAACCGAAACATCGACCGCGATCGCCACGGTGACCGGGCCGACCACACCCAGGGCAACCTGCCCGGGTGCGTCACCCGTCGCGCCGATGGTGACTTGAACAGGACCGTAGAACCCGGTGGCGGATTGCCCGGTGACGGTCGCAGTCACGTTGGAGACAGCTATCGCCGTTACCGCACCCACCGCTCCCGCTCCGCTTTGTCCTGTTACCGTGGATACGGCACTTCCAAGAGCGTCAACGACGCCAAACGATCCGGCTCCCTGAACTCCGCTGACCGATGCGGTGACGTTGACCGCGGGAGTCGACGCCCCGAAGAAAAAGGTGTTGGCCGCGACCGCTAGCGCGCCGTCCGGCGTCTGCTTCGTCAGGCTCGGCCGTTGCAGCCGGCCGTGGTTTGGGAACCTACCTGTGCCCGCGGAGGCCACGGGTCAGGTTATCCCTGCGAGTACGAGATGGAGCCGACGAGCGTCGGGGCCGTCGTCGTTGCCGGGAGGAATAGCAGAAACGGCACCGTGTTGTCGTAGAGCCGCGGGAACCCGCACCCAAACATATCCTGCACCGCGCCGACGTTGGCGGTGAACACGTCGATCTCGGAAAGGATGCGGTAGGCGACGAGCGAGACGGAGCCACCGCCGAGCTGCGTGGCGAAGGTCACGGTCTGGATCGAGCGCACGCCGGTGTCGCCGGCGGCAAGCGATAGCGGGAAGAAGTTTCCGGCGGAGCCAGCGGACGCGACCGAGACAGCTATCGACGTCCTCGCCGCCGTGCCGGCGGAATTGGTGTAGGTCATCGTGCAGTTCGACGTGTTGGTCGTCGCAGTCACGATTTCGACACCGATCAGCACGTCTTCTCCGTTCACCGTTCCGTTCGAGTCCCGCGCCGGCCACGCGGCCGAGTTAATTGTCTGCGCCGCGGTCGAGTTGGTCGCGATGCCGCTATTGTGCCATAGGCGGTCGCAGAGCATGAGCCTCCCGGTCGCGCTGGAGTTGGCCGAGAAGCGGGCGAGGTACGAGTTGCCGGTGATTGGATTGCTGAACGGCAGTTGGCCGGCGTAGGTCGTCAGCGCGGCGCCGGCGATGCCGGGAGCCGGCGCGGTCGCAGCGCCGGGAAATCCCGTGACGTAGAACGGCGAATAGAATCGGCCGGCGACCGTGGCCGCTCCGATCTTGATGAACGGCTGCGGGGCGCTCATCCCCGCCACCGCGCCGTCTAGCGTGGTGATCGCCATCTTTTAGGCGATGCGGAGGAGGCCGTTGGCGGCGTCGGGGGTCGGGAATTGGACCGTGAACGTGCCGTTCGACGAGGTCTTGTCCGCACCGAAATCGTACACCGCGATCGCCTTGTTGCTCTTGGTCGAGTTGTAAATCAGCGCGCCGCGGGCGGTGATCGTCGAGTTCGGCCAGGAGGGGTCAGTCGTGAAGTCGAGGATCGCGGTCGTGCCGGAAGTCGTGACCGTGAACCCGGTCAGCGTGGTGCCGCCGGCCGAGTAGTTCGTGCCGCTCACTTCGTTCGTCGCGGCGTAGGCGGTGGTCGTCGCGTCCAGGGCCGCGGCGCTGGTGTACAGCGCGATCTTGTAGGTGTCGGCCGACGTGTGAGTGCCCTGGAGAAACTCGGACTTCGCCGAAGTGCAGAACGCGGAGGTGATCGCCATAGTGCGGGCAGCCTACGAATTCCAGGACCCCCGCGCAAGGGGGTATCGGGTTAGTCCGCAGCCTCGAACCCGGTGATGGCGCCGCTGTCGTCCCGGACGACCCGGACCTTGCGCTTTTTGGGCGCGGCGGCCGGCGTGGAAGCCGGCTTGTCCTGGTACTTGGTCAGGACCGCCGCCTTCTTCCGCTCGTAGTCGCCCAGGGCCCGCAGCGCACGCTGCGACCTGGCTGATTCGTAGCCTGGGTCGGCGACGTGCCGCTGGGCGCCGGAGACCAGCTTTTCGAGGCGAGGATCGGGACTATTCACGGTAATCGGAGGTTGAGTACTTTTTCTCACGCCCCGCGTTCAATGCCAACACCTTTTTGGCCGTGTCGGAGTACTGTTTGACCCACTTTTTCCCGCGCTCTTTCTCCGGAATTTGCGCCAGGTTTTCAGAGATCTCGGCGAGCTTCTCCTGCAACTTGCCGATCTTTTTGGCCGCCTTGTTGTCGAGCGACATGAGCTTGGCGCCCTCGACCTGGACGCCGCTCAAGCTCTTGAGGAAGTCGATTGAGGTCGAGTTGAGCACGACGTCCTTGAGCAGGAATGTGCCGTCGTTCTGCGGCTGCATCTTGTAGGAGTACTGGCGGAAGTCGCCGAGGTCCTCGATCTGCGCCCAGCCGCGGTTACGCCATTCGCGCTTTTCGGCAAACCACATGATCGCCTGGAGGTCGTCGGCGCCGATCTTGCGGCCGAGCTGCTCGGAAAACTGGTCGTTGATGCGGCGGGTGGTCTCGGCGAAGATTTCCTGGCCGAGGAAGAAGTCGAAGTTTGCCACGCCTTTTTCAGACATGGGCAGGAGGCGCCACTTCTGACTCAATCCGTCGTGACCCAGCCGGCGAAGCCAGCGGGCGGCCCACACGTCGATCGTCGCCCGGGTGGACAATCCCGCGAGGTTCTCGGTGAAGTTTGGAGCCTTGGGGGCGTCGGTCGTGCTGCGCCAGGAGTTGTCGAGGATCTGGAGGATGCGGTCCGTATGCACGCCGTACTTCCCGCCGCCCTCGCCGGCGCGCTCGAGCTGCACGCCGTTCTTCAGGTGGAGGTAGGTCCAGAACATCGCCTCGCTGAAGTCATCCGTAGACTCTGCGCGAGCTTCCGACTTTGGGAACCCGTCGGCCACCAGCGCGTCGTAGTACGCCTTGCGGAATGCGTCCTCGCCTCCCGGCTTGAAGCTCCACTCGAAAACCGGCTGGCCGAGCTTCATGCTCTGCTTGCCGTTCTTCAGCATGACCGGCTTGCGTTCCGCGAACTCGGAAACCATAGGCTCGAACTCGTTGAGCACCTTGCGGTAAGCCTGGTGCAGCGAGTCTAGGTCACCCTGCTTCCAGCGGTTGTAGAGGTCGAGCGCGTAGAGGAAGTTCTGCTCGACGGAAGTGTTCGGCGAGGTTCCGCCCAGGAACTCGAGGAACTTGGTGCGGTCGGTCTGGTCCGGAATGAGGCCCTTGAAGAACTCGGCGATGTCGGAGTACCAGCCGGCCGCCGCCTTGACCTCCGGATCGTCGGCGTACCGCTTGAAGTCGGCGATCGCCCGGTCGGAGTAGGCGTTCACCATCTTCTTCATCGCGTCCTTCTCGGCGACGGTGAGCTCGGAATCCAGGTAGCCGTTCTTGATTTCGCCCAGCGTGGCGACGTTGAGCTTTGTCCGAAGGTCGTCGAGCACGTCCTGGTTGATTTTCAACGCTTCGACGACGGGAGAGTCGAAGAAGTCGTAGTCGCGCGTGATGATCTTGGGCCCATTTTTCCGGAGTTTGACCTTCCCCTTGCTGTCCACCTCGAACTCGAGCGGCATCGCCTCGGCGTGGACCATCTGGTCCTGATACCGATCGCGGATGGACATCATCATTGGCGCCTTGCCCTTGGCCTTCACTTCAAACGTCTGATCGGCGACGTCGGTGATCGGGCGGGAGTTCTTCTTGCTCCCCGGGGCGTACATGGGCTGGCCGAAGGCCAGGATGTCCTCGCGGAGCTTGGGCGTGATCGCGACGGCGTGGACTTTCACGTTTGAATCGGGACGGTCTGTGCCTATCCCGATCGTTTCGGTCTGGACGCCGTACTTCTTCAAATAGCGGTCCGCGAACTGCGGGATCATGCGGTCATAGAACCCGACCATGCCTTCGCCGCCGATGTTCAGTCCGTCTCCGGACAACGTGCCGTCAGTAGCTCCCAGAATCTTGGCGGCGACTTCGTTTCCTACGACCTCGGACAGGCGTCTTCCGTCGAATTGTTCCTGAATCGCGGAGACCACACCCTTTTCATCGACGTTGAACACGATTTCCATCCGATCGTGGTTAGTTGAGATCCGCACGATTTTCCCGGTGTCGGCTTTGTTCTCCCAATTGATTTGGTTCACCACGCTCGACTGATTGTACCTGTCAGCCTGTTGCCGGCCGGTGGTCCAGGCCATGTAGTCGGCGCCGTTGTGGACCGCCTCGTTGAGCGCGTATTTGAACGCTAGTTCATGCCAGGTCTTCTTGAACGGGGCGTCGGCGATGAGTCCGCTGTTTTCTTCCTGGAAGGAATGGCGAGCCTTGTTCGCATCCCTCATTGCTGTCCGCATCTCCTCATCGAAGGCATCCTTGGATTCGATGAGTTGTTCGCGCTGTTTTCTTTGCTCGGACAGCTTGCTTCTAATCTCTAAAATTTTCCCAAGTCGTGCGTCGTCCGCTGCGAAGAGTTTCTGTTCAACGCCTTTTTCAATTAGCGTGTCGACAAAGTTGATTACAAAGCGCGAATTGGTGTGATAGGTAAGTCGGTCAATGGATTGCGACGAGAGCACAGACGTCAAAAGAGGACTTTCCGAAGCGGCTTTGGTAAGCTCGCGTGTGGTCTTTTCTAGCTCCTGTTTGTGTCTGATGATCTCTCTTTGGAATTCCCGTTCGGCGGCGAACGAACGCTGCTGAAGCCTCACGACCTCGTTGGCCAGGTCGTTATCTTTCTGACTCAAGTCCTTCCCGTAGTAACCCTTCTCGCGGCCCTGCTGGTGGAGGTCGCTCTGGATTTCCTCGACCATGTACACCTGCTTTACGGGAGCGTCTGCTCCGCTTCTTGAAGTGCGCCTGGTGGTCCGGATGTGGGCCAGGTATCCCGTGTCGTGCGGGAAATGGCTGGAACTGAAAGTCCGTCCCGCGCTCTTGCGAGTGATATCCGTCCTCCCGTTGTGGCTGGCAGCGTTGTCGAGGAACGCCCGGAACTGATCCGTCGATAGGTTGTTGAAGTCGACGACAAGACCGTCGTCGACCCGCGCATAGTCGGCGCCTTCGAGACCGGAGGCCGAGATGTCAGTCAGGAACTCATCGACCGAGGTCTGGTCCTTGAACTTGGTTCGCCCGCTGATGCGCTCGCCCTGTTCGGGGAACGTCAGGACGTGCTCGCGGTAATCAGTACCGCCCGGCAGCGTGTACTGCGCGAACCGACCCTCTTCTCCTTCTGTCGAGACGTCGTACCGCTGCCTCTCTTCGCGCACAATCCTGTTTTTGTATTCGGCCAGGCCCATCAGCGCCTCATCGAAAGAATAGTACCGAATGTCCGCAGCCGTGTACGCGGGATTACTTGCCGAGTTTACGCCGCTGCCAATCTTGACCTCCCACAAGTCAGAACCTTCCTGGTGGTCGATGTAGAGCCATTCCCCGGTCCTATCGTCCTCGATCTTGCCGGCGACCTTGTCTAGGACGATCTCGTCCGCACGCCGCTGGACCTCGTCCTCGATCGCAGCAAAGGCTTCAGCCCTGGTGCCGTATTCTCGCGCGAAATCGCCCTCTTCCCCGTCGAAAGTCACTTTGTGAACGGGCGTTCCTCCGGTGTTCGGAGTCACCTTGACGCGATTCTCCCGGACGAAGTCGAGCATCTGCTCGCGAGTGGCCTGGGGGTTATCCTTGAGGAATTCGGTGAACGTGCGGCCGGTCGCGTCGCGGACGTCGTCCATCTCTTCCTTTTTCGCCGGGCGGGCGACGAGCTGACCCTTTTCCTTCACGCCATCGCGCAGCGCCGCTTCAATCTGCTGGCGCGTGGCCTTTGCGGGGATCGCAGCCAGCGTCTGCTCCAGGGGAGAATAAAGGCCCGTCGTTGGATCTTTTTCGGAGCCAGGGGAGTAGCGGACATCGTGCCTCCGCCCAAACCGCTCCGATAGCGGGATCTCCTTGCCGTCGTCCCCCCGCGTAATCGGGTTTGCCGACTTCACAATTTCCGGGTTGAGGATGCCAAGGTTGTTCGTGCCGTTTTCCCTGGTGATGAAAGCGTCGTACCCAAGCGCCCTGATCTCGTCGATGTGGTCCTCGATCCAAGCGTAGTCTCCCGCGTACCAAGTATCGTAAGCGGCCCTGTCTTTCTTCCACACCTCGTCAATTCCTAGGTCTTCGACCTTGGCATACGCGGCTTTCAACTGGGCGTTGTGAGCCTTATGGTTGGCGGGCAAGTCTAGTTTGTCCGCGTCGCGGTGTGCGTCGAAAATTTTGGCGCCGCGTTTCAACCACAGCTCGTCGGATGTTTTTGCGGGATTATCGCTGCTGATTCCCGTGAAGTTGGGGTCAGGGGTGATGTACAGCACCCGTTTGTCGTCCAAAGCACCCAGGCTTTTTCCGCTGATGTGGTAGTACTTCTCGCGCGTCGAAAAGTCAGCCGCCTCGGCGGCATCCCGCGCACTAGCTCCCGGAGAGTAGCGGACGCCAGACTTCTTGCCGTAGACGGGGTTCTTGACGAAGACGGTGTTGCCGACGCTGATCGCCTTCTTGCCGGAGATCACCGGCTCGTCGGTGCGCTTGTCGTAGAAGTACGAGTGGTCGACCGGGTCGAAGCCGACGGCGGTCCACTTGTTGATGTCCTTGGGGATGTCGCGGCTCGGGTTGAAGTCGCCGCGCACCACAGCAATCGGGGTCTTGTTGCTCTTGCCATCGCGGATTCGCTCCGCCGCCGCCTCGTTCGATTTGAACGTCGGGTTGTCGATTGCGACCATGCTGTCGTATCCGATGACGGTTCCGATTCCGCGCTCATGGACCGTGACTGCGTACTCGCCCGACTTGTTGAAGGTCGGAATGTCGATGCGGACGTCGACCGGGTAGCCGGCCTCAAGACCGCGGGCGCCGCCGATTTTTTCCGCCCTGCTCCCAGGCTTGTCGCCGTGCGCCTTCTGCATCGCGGCGCGCAGCTCCTCGTCGGTCGGGATCGCGGTGAAGTCGGCGTTCTCTCCAAGTTGCCTGGCGCCAGGTGAAAACTTCTCACCTTCACCAACCGGAGCCGGTTTTACCTGCTCCGGCCGGAGCGGCCTGGCCTCTAGCGAGGACAGCGTCCTGTAGTTGTAGCTGCTCTCTTGCTCCACCTTCTTTGAATCCCGCAGGAACTTGTCTTCCGAGGTGAATGACCCGCGGTAGACGTATCCGTCATACCCGGCACGCTCGGCCAATTCCTTGAACTTTGCGTTGTCGGCGACGTACCACGTCGAGGTGTAAATGTCGTCCAGGCCGATGTTTTCCTTCTCCCAACCACGCAGCGTGTTTTCGTCTCCCTCGTTCCGCCACAGAGCGCCGAATTCCTCGGCCCAGGAGCGAAATTCCTCGGGGCTTACGGCACCGGACTTTGTGATGGCTTGCTCCAGGTCGCGGTACTCGACGACGTCCTCAAACAGGTTGCCGATCTTCAGCGGGCGCTGCACGTCGACGGTGTAGCGGCCGACTCTGGCTCCGGCTTGTTCGCCGGCGTAAACTGCCGCGATGTCCTTCGAGTCCGTGAAGGTTGGGACGGTATTGTCAGACTTTGCTAGGAACGGGTCGGAGTGGGAGTGCCCGCGATACAACGGACGCGGCGTTCCGTCCGAGTTTTTGAAGTAGCGCGTCGGGTCCTCGATCAAGTCCTGCTCGCGGAGCCGCCCGCCAAACCCGGGGGCGTAATTGCGCGCGACCTTGGTGTAGTCCGGCTTGAACGTGGTCGACAGGGTGTGGAGCTGGTTGATCCGGTCGAGGCGGCGGGTCTGGACGATGCCCAGGTTGCGCGCCTGTTTGACCGACAGCTCCTGGAGGAACGGGTTGAAGTCACGCTGCTGAAGCGTGAGCTGCCCGAAGAGCGAGTTGATGAAGTCCTTCTTTTCCACGCCCAGGCCGTTGGCGTCGCCGGCAAGCCCGTTGGCGTGGTTCGACAGGTAGGTGTTGATGTCCTTCCAAAGCGTCTGGAAATCGTTTCCGAAGAGGTCGGCGCGGCCCTGCTTGATCGCGTTGACGGCGTTTCGGATCAACTTCTCCTGGCTGACCGTGTTGATCGCCACGTTGCCGTCCAGGGTTACCCGGATCGTCATGGGCGTCTCGGTGCGGTCGGTGATCGGGCGGCTGCGGTAGAGAGCGCCGCCGCGCTTCATCGCCGGCTGGTACTTCATGTTGACCTCGTTGCCGAGGCCGCCGCCGAGGATATCGGAAAGGACGCGGAGGTTCTGGAGCTGGACGGCGTTGAACCTGCCGCTCTGCTCCATCTTCGCGATCACTCCCTCCGGAATCCTGGTGCCCATCCAGACGAGCTGCTTGCGGCCCTTTTCGTCGGCCGTCTCCATGCGGCGGACGACCCCGGCTTCGTTGCCGGCGTAACTGTCGAGCTCCTGGGTGAGGGTCTTGACGAAATCCTCGGCGCGGGCCTTCGCCTCCTTTTCGGAGGTGAAACGCAGCTTGCCGCTCACCGGGTCGCGCACGACGTCGTGGCCGGCGGAGAACATGTCCATCAGCTCCGGCGACTTGAGGATTTCCGCCTCGGTGTACATCCGCACGTCGCGCGTCTCCGGGTCAGAATCGGCGGCACGCTTGTCGTCGCTCTTCCGGTAGTACTGCTCGACCATGTTCCGGATGCCCGGGACGTCCGGCTGCTCGGAGAACAGCCCGGTGTTGGCCGCACGGCCGGTGAACCCGTCGAAGACGACGCCAAACTTGCCCAGAGCCTTCTGGATGAAGCTCGAGTTGGCGACCAGGTCGCTGTTGGCGAACATGTCGGCCAGCCGGCGCTGCACCGGGCCCATCGCCTGTTCAGCCAGGATGTCGAATCGGCCGTTCGCTTGGCGGTGCATGAGGTTGACCGCGGTGAGCTCGGCCCAGATCTCCTCGGCGATTCGGGCGTTGCTGCGCTCGTAGTCGATCGTCGGCTTGCCGGCGTCCCGCAGACGGGAAAGGTACTCCTCGCGGCGGGCGTAGAAGTCCTGGTTCAGCGCGAACTCGCGGCGGACGAGCCCGGGCACCTGGGCGTCCGGGATCTCGCGGACGATCGGTCGTCCGGCCGCGTCCCGCTCGACGAACACTCCAGGGACCCCGGAATCCGGGTCGCCGATGAGTTGAGTCCGGACCGACTGGGCAACCTCGGGGTTGAGCGCCAGGTGGTGCTTGACCTCATGCTGGAGCAGCCCGGTGAACGGGGTGGGGTGGTCCAAGTCGACCGTGACTGATCCGACCTTGCCGTTGTAGTCGTACCAGCCGGCGGCGCCTTGGCCTTTCTCGCGGACGAAATTGATCGAGAGGTCGGGGTGCGCTTGCTCGAAGGTCGCGACCAGGAGCTTTTGGTAGTTGGACAGCCCATCGTACTCGGTCTTCTGGTTGTTGGGCATGCCGTCGCGCCGCTGGCTTGCCTTCTCGATGTCGACGCGCTGCTGAAGGTAGACCTGCTCCGGGCTGTTCATCTTCGCCCATTGACCGTACTGCGAGCCGACCATGCCGAAGAGTGCGCCCTGCATCGCTCCGCCGGAGGTATCGCCGGCCAGGACGCCGAATCCGGCGCCGATTGCGGCGCCTTTGCCGGCGTCTGCGGCGGTGTCGAAGGCCCAACGCCCGGTGTTCGCCAGGAACTCGAGATTCTCCGCCATTCCGGCCGCCCGGCGGCCTACGCTGCCCTCCGGGAGGGCGCGCTTGAGGCTCTGGAAGTACGGCAGCGAGGACTCGCGCTCCGCCATGAGGCGGCCGGCTTCCTCCAGGAACTGCCCGGTGCCGCGGAGAGTGCTCTCGGTGACCGGCAGCGCGCCGATGCCAGGCACCACGTTCTTGACCTGCTGGTCAGCCATCCGCCTGGCCGCGGCGCTTCCGTCCGTTGCCCGGGACAGCATCCGGTCGATCGCGTCGTCGACCTTGCCGACGAAATCGGCGCCCTTCTGGGCTAGCTTGCCGGCGCCCTCGACCACGCGGCCGGTGGCGACCTGGGCGGTCGACTTGCCGAGCTCGCTCTCGAGCCCCAGCTCCATCTGCTGCCTCCGCATCTCGTCGACGGTCTTCTGGAAGTGAACCGTGGCTTGAGCCTGTTCCTTAACCAGGCGCTCATGGGTGAGGGCCATGTCCTGGGGCACCACGCCGCCCGCGGCGCGGGTGGCTTCCATCGAATACTCACTCTCGGCGACCTTGTTCGACGCCTCGGCAACGGCGCGCTGGGCCTCGGCGAATCTCCCGGTGTACGGGAAATCGGTGACAGCCTGGCGTGCAGCCTCGCTCCGGACGACGTCCTTCCCGGCCCACTTGGCGACCTTCCGGACGATGTATGCGCCCATGTCCGGATCGACGAAGTTGGAAAGGAATTCAGCGCCCTTCTCGTTGACCTTGGTGTCGGTCATCGAATTGGACTTGGAGTCGAACCCGGCGATGCCGGCGTTGGTCGCAGACTCGGCGATGGCGTTGAACAGCGCGTCAGCCATCACGCGGCCGTCGTTCGACGAGGCCGAGAGGTCGCGCATGTTCCGCATGTGCGTGCGCCTGGCCTTGGCCGCGGTGGTGCGTGCGTCGGCGCGCTCATTCGCGTCGGTGGACAGCAGGTCCATGCTCGCATTCCGCACCTGGGGGCCGGCGGAAGCCAGGTACGACCCCATGCCGGCGAAACCCTTGTAGGCATTCGCCGCGATCTCGGCGCCGGTGGCCGCGGTCTCCTTGTAGGTCTGCATCTTGTCGTCGACCGTCTGCGTCGGGTCTACGAGGGTGCGGAGATTCTTCAGTCCCAGTCCGGCGACGGTTTTGGTCGCCTCGTAGAGGCCCTCGCCGAAGTGCGCGGCAACTTCGCCGGCTTGAGCCGCCAGCCCGGGCTGCGGGAGCGACTTCTCCCATTGCTCAAAAACCTCGATCGGCGTGTCCTCGGCAAGAGGGTCGACCGGGGCTCCCAGGGAAACGGGAGCCCCGAGTGACGGGCCGGAGTTCTTCTTGGGGTCCTGGGTGATCGGGTCTCCGAGGGTCATTGGTTGATCGGGTAGACTTTGCCGTCAGCAGTACGCAGAGCTTTCTTTCCGTTCATCGTGATGACCGTCCCGGTGATGTTGGAGCCGTTGTACGGCAGAGTGAGTTCCTGGCCGTCGGTCATGCCGCTTTCCTTGCCGCCTTTCAGCGTCAACCCGCCGGTCTTGTAACCTTGCCCCTGGACGACGCCTCCCAGCGTTTCCCGCTGGCGCTCAAGAGTACCGCGCAGCATCTGCACCAGAGCTTTGACCTGATCCTCCGGTGTTTTGACGTTCGGCAGCGTCAGCATGTAGTTCTTGATGTCGGTGTCCGTCAGAACGCCGACTTCAGAGAAGATGCCGCGGGCCAGGTTCGGAACGGCGGCGCGCAGCTTGGCCTCGAACGTCTTGGCGTCGGTGTCATACGGGTTGAGCCCGCGGAGGAATCCGACGATCGGCCCGGTGACCTGCTTGTTCGCCATCTGCTCAAGGTCGGCGAGATCCTTCTCGGTCTGGTCGATCTTCATCGACTTCTCGACGAGGTACTGCGGCGCCTCCTTCTTGTCGGTCTCCGCCTTGGCCGCGGCCGTCTGGCGGTTCTGATCGCCCGTCGCGTTGATCTTGGCCAGCTCGGCCTGGCGCTCCATCATGGTCTTCATCGCACCCTGCACGGCGGCGTTGAGCGCCTTACCCTGCTCACCAGGCGAAAGGCGGGCGCGGCGAGCGTCGGGAGAGCGGAGGAGCTCGGACAGCAGCTTCGTCTTCTGCTGCTGGTCCTGCGGCGTGGCCTCCGGCATCAGCAGCGTGTCCTCGAGGCGCGTGCGGATCTCCAGCGCGCTGTTTTCAGACAGGTTCAGCGCGCTGTTGATGCGGGCATTCAGCGTGTCGATGTGGTGACCGGCCACCTGCGCGACGCGCGCGGCATATTTCGGATTCAGCGATAGAGCGCCGTAACTTTGGTTGAATCGGGCCTGGGCCTTCATCAGTCCCTGGTAGTCGTCTTCCTTGATGTCCTTCCACGACGCGAGCGCCTGGGGCATGTCGGCGAGCAACTGCTCGGCCGCTTTGTCCTCCGCGATCTGATTGCGCGACTGCCGGAGCTGGGCCTCCGTGGCCGCCTTTTCAGCTTGCAGCTTTTCGTCGTCGAGCTGCAACGAATTGTTCAGCCGCGTGAGCTCGATGGTGCTCTTCGCGATGTTCATCACGTCGAGCACGCGGAGGTCAGCGAACCGCTGCTTCTCCATCTCAAACTTCTCCTTGTCCTGCGCCATCCGCTGCGCCCGCTCCATGAGCGACACACGGTGCTCCGCCATCGTCCCGGCCGCTTGCATCGCGGCGAGGCCGTTCTGGAACGATTGCTGCGGCAGCGCCAATCCGGCGTTGCCCGGGGAGAATTCGGCGAAGGGCATGTTTACTTACCTCCCGAGGGGTTCGGCTTGTTGAAGAGGCCCATCTTCTGGTATCCCTCCATCATGCTCGGCATCGCGGCTGCGTTGGCCATGTTGCTGACGGAGCTGGCGAGCAGCATGCGGTTGTAGTTTTGAGCCGCGGCTTGCGCGTTGAACCCAGCCTGGGCCGAATTGTACGCCATCTGGTTGTTCTGGCTCTGAACGCCGATCGCGGCGTTCGGGTCGACCATCATGGCCATTGGGGACATGGGGTTCACCCTAGGCGTCATTCCGAAAACCGTCGAGAGGGTGTTGAGCGCCCGCGTGCGCGAGGCGTTCTTCCAGTCCATGAGATTGAACCCGAAATCCTTGACCAGGGAAAAGCCGTTGAAGTTGCCGGCGGTGCCCCGGGTGACCCCCTTCTCGGCCGCGTAGCGGGCAATCTGCGACTGGACGTCGGCCGGCAGCTTGTCCTGCGAGTTGAGATCCTCGTTCACCTGCGCCATGAGGCGCTTCTGCATGGCGCCGAAGCCCGGCATCGCGGATTCCAGGAGGCTGGTGGCCTGGCCCTGGTTGAACGCATTCGTCTTCGACGCCAGCTCCTGGGCGCCGGCCATGTTCTGGAGGTTGCCGGAAATCGCCTGTTTCTGGACCGCGGCAGGGTCGACGGGCGTGTAGCTCGCTTGCTGCGGAGCCTTCTGTTTGCCGAGCACGCTGCCGAGGATTTGTCCCCCGGCCTGGGCCATCAACGCGATTGTGAAGGGGTCCATCTTTAGAAGTCCTTTCGGAGGAAGATCACCGCCCGGTAGGGCGGCACGGTCTTGAACGAACCGCTCCCGACGTCGGTCGTGGCATCCATCTTTCGCATGTCCGCGGTGACGTCGGAGCCGTCGATCGAAAGCGTGTTGATGAAGCTCGCGCTCGCCTCACGGCTGCCGCCGGCGGCGCTGCGTCCCTTGGCGCTCCAGGAAACGGTGCCGGAGCCGCCGATCGAGCCGGCACCGTAGGTGTCGGATGCGCCGATCGGGAAACGGCCCTGCATCGCGGAGTAGACGACCCAGCCGGGGTTCTTCGTCAGCGCCTCATCCTCGTCCGCGGCGTCGACCATCTTGAGGTCACCGACGGCGCCGTCGAACGTCGTCCAGCCCAGCGTGGTGTAGCGCAGGAGCCTCGAGATGTCGGTGTCGAAGTAGAGGTGGTTGATCGGAACGTCCTTGGGCCGGTTCGCCGTGGTTCCGGTCGGGAACAGGTTCGAGGTCCATTGCGACCCGTCATAGACCAGGAGACCGAGCTGCGAGTTGAAGAACAGCTCACCCTTTTTGGGGCCTGACGGCGTCGTCTCGCCCGACTGCACGACCAGCGGAATCGGGGTCCACTCGCCGGTGTAGGCGTAAATGCCGAGCGGGCGGTTGGTGCTGGGATCGAGCCGCAGCCACGCTTTGTCCTGGTCGTCGACCGCCGGCGCGGTGGACGACTTGATGATGCCCTGGAGGTTCTCGAGGCCGGAAATCTGGAGGTAGGCCGCGACGAAATTGAGCATCGCCTGGGCGGACACCGGAGGAAACGGCGCGTCGACCGGGGCGTTGGCGGGCTGGATCGCGAGGTTCGGCATGGGAAAGGTGTAGACGATTACTGGATACCCGCCAAGGGCGAGACGGGGTGGGTGTACCAAAACGACGGGGAAACGGCCCAGGAGGGCACGGTGACCACGTCCGTTTGGGCGTTGGACGCCTGGTTGTCGGCGTAGGGCGAGGAGGCGAGGCGCTCCTGGAAGAGCTGGAGGTAGTCGAGCCTGGCGAACCCATCCCACTCGATCCGCACCTGGAACCCGGTGGCGCAGGAAATCAGCCGGCCCGTGGTCGGGTCGACGTGCTCAACGGGCGTCCGGGTGGACAGGAGGCTGCGGTGCTGCGCGACCACGCGGCCCCAGGGCTGCGCCGGCGGGGCATCGACGGTGAACTCATCCCACTTCACCCAGTACGGGTACTTCACCGGGCGGAAGTAGACCCGGACAACCAGGCCGCCGCGGATGTCGGAAAATTGAACGTCGCAGCGGCGGAGGTTCTTGAGGACTCCCGGCGAGTCGCCAAAAAGCACCCGCGTCTCGATCGCCTGGCCCGGCTCGTCACCGGACTGGACCGCGTTTTCCGGCAGGATCTCGTAGAGCGCGTTCACGCCGGCGCTGTCTCGGCCGAGGATGAAGCAGCGTTCGACGCCAAGCACGCGACCCGTGAATACTTGGGCCGCGATCACGCCGTCCCACTCGCCGTCGTAAACCGGAGCCGACTTCTGGCCGCGGCCGGACAAGGCGTCGTAGTTGAGCGAGATCAGTCCCTGGGCGAGCGACCGCGGCCCGTAAATGAACGGGCTGTGGGTGCAGAGCAGCCGATTGTCGAAGTAGGCGACGCTCGCGTCCTGGAGCAGGAAAGGCGCGTCGTAGTCGAAGCGGTGCCGCACCTCCACCGACAGCGGCGCGAGTCCCGGCGCGTCGTAGTCTGCGGTGGAGGTGCGGACAGATCGCAGCCCGTCACCGCTGCGAAAGTACAGGTCCTGGTTGACCGCGACGACGGCGTTCGCGCCGGCGATGCCCCGGGTGGGCAAAAGCACGGTCTGGAACCCGACCTCGCCCCAAAGGTCGCGCTGGGTGATCTGGGTCTTGAGCGTGTAGACCGAGGTTTCGCAGCCCACAACCAGGGCGCCCTGGCCGCTGCCGGTGTCGACCACCGGGAGAACCGCGAGGGAGCGGACGGGAGAGGGGAAAGAGAAATCTCCGCCGCCGGAGAGGCTGTAGGTTTCGGTGAACTTGAGTTCGGATTGATGCTCCGGCTGGCGGATGTCGCCCAGCCTCACATCGCTGCCGGAGTTCACCACCACGGCCAGCCGGCCGTTGCCGTAAGCCATCGCCCGGCCGACCGGGACCTCATCGCCCGTCGCCCGGCGGAACTCGGCGCCGTCGTAAACGAACGGGCGGGACTGACCGTCCTGCATGACGATCGAGCCGGCGGTCTCGCAGAACCACACCCGCGGCATCTTCGATGAGTTGCGCGTGGTCGTGGTCGTCTTTTCGGTCGCCACCCAGGTCCGGGGGTTCACCGCGTAGACCTTGCCGCTCAACGAGACTAGGATTTCGGACGTGCCGGAGAAGACCGAGGCCCCCTGCATGAGACCGACCGGCAACGTGGCCCGCTTGACGAAGCGCGGGCGGGACCTCACCCGGCCGCCGCGCGTCGAGACGTTGCGAAGGAAGTGTACTTGCTGCTCACCGAGCAGCTCGGGCTCCCGGCCGCGGTTCATCCCGTCGACGACCGTGGCCTGGGTGTCTGCGAGCCATCCGTCAGTCGTCGGCATCAGTAGATGTCGTTGCGTTCGCTCATCGATGCGACGCGGGTCACATTGACGGGAGCCGGATTGCGGCGAGCGCGATAGAGTCCTGCCTCGTCCTTGAGAATTTGAGCGGCAGTCTGGTAGGCCGCCTCGCTCGCTTGGAGGTCGCCCTTGTCGAGGAATGCGACCGCCTTCACCCCGAGCCGCAGCGCGTTTAGGTTGGTGACGTACAGCTCGTCGGTGTCCTGCTCGATTTCAAACAGACGGCGACGCACGATAGCGTCCACCATCTTGGTCTTGTCGTCGGCGATTTCGGTAAAGCGGTAGAGCCGGAAGCTCGGGTTGCGGTCACGCGGGCGGTAGTCGGCCCCGACCGTCTCGTTTCCGAATCGGTCAACGAACGTGAGCACCACATCGCCGGCCGTCTCGGGCTTAATCACCCGGGTGATTCGCGACCACTCGGCGGTCGCCGTGGCCTCGGGGAGAGCGTAGGAAACGGTTTGAGAGAGTCCGTTGACGTCAAAACCGTGGACGACGACGCTCCCGTTGTCGGCGCCGTTGGTGGACGCAATCTTGACCGCCGCGCCGCCGGGGCCGACGTAGGTCGGGTGCTCGCCCATATCGAGCCCGTACTGACACCACTCGTTTTTGATGTACGGTCCGGGGCCGTACTCGAGGAACTCGAACCACGGTGGTTGGATTTCAACCGGCTGGCGGTCAATCGCCGTGTGAACGATCGCCTCGTATTGAGTCGGAAGCGCAACCACCCCGCCGTACTGGCGGAATTTCAAGCGGGCGTACTGGAAAGGCCACTCGCCCATCGTGCAGAGGCGCTCCTGGGCCAGGTTGACCGCGACCTTGAGCCGGGCGTCGTCGACGACAAGCCCGGTCTGCCCGGCAACCCGGCGCAGCTCTTCCTTCACGTCGCCGTAGGTGCGCTTGATCATGGGCGGTTACCAGTTGAAGAACGTGACGTCCAATTCGTAGCGGCAAGTGACGTTCGCCGCCACCGCCCCGTTGGCGTCGGCCGGAGCGACATAGAACTGGATCATCGACGTCGGAGAAACCCCGGCGAGCTTGCGGGTCGAGTCGATCACGGCGCGCTGGTACGAAGTGCCGCCGGCCTCGGAATACGCGGAGGCGAGCGGCTGCGCGGCGCCGCCGTTGACCTTGCAGTAGAGGAGTATCGGCCCCTGGTAGCCGATGAGGCGGCCCTGGAGCTGCACCAGCAGGTTGTTACCGCTGTCCGGGCAGAACGCGGGCGCGTTGCCCGAGCGCCAAGAGACATGCCCGGGACCGTAGGCGGTGACCGGCGTCGGCTGCGAAAAGGAGAACGAACTGCCGGCGGTGAAAATGAAGTTGTCGGCGAAGCTGGTGCCGAATTCAGTCGCCCGGAAAAGGCGCGACTGCAACGAAACCGCCGCCGTCTTGTGGTACAGCGGATGAAACAGCGCGCCCGCGTATCCAAGATTCACCGACGCGATGTCGCCCGCGGTGATTTTGCCGGCGTCCAGCGTTGAGATGTGCGCGTTGGTGATCGTTCCGTCCGCGATGTTCGCGGAGTTGGTGATGATCTGGTTGGTGCCGACCTTGTCCGCGGTGACGGAGTTGACGCCCAGCTTCTGGGCGATGATCGTGCCGTCGACGATCATGGTCTGGCCGTCAATCTGGCCGACCAGGTCGCCCGAGGCGATCGCCTTGGTCCACGAACCGCCGACCCGGCGGTAGAGTTTCCCGTCGGTCTGGAGCCAAACGAAGTCGCCGTCGGAGTAGCCGCTGGTCGGGAGGCTGTTGACCTTGACGATCGGGCGGATGCCGGTGCCGAAGTCAGAGAGCGCGAGTTCGCGCTGCGCGACCTGCCATTGCGTCCCGTCCCATCGATACATCTTGTAGCCGTCGTCGGTATCGAACCAGATGTCGCCGACGCGGAGGGTGTTGGTGACCGCGGAGGGCGCCGAGGTGGAATACCAGTTGCGGTTTCCGCCGGGAGCCGATTCGAGAGCGGTGATGCGGGAGTTGAGCCCGTTGGTGATGCTGGTGTCCTGCACCATCACCGCGCCGACGGAAACCTTCTTGCCGGACGCGACCACGGTGCCGGCGGAGACGTTGCCGGCAGAAGCCTGGGCGGTGAGCGAAAAGGAAGTTCCGGAAAGGATGGTGGCGACAGAAAAGTGGCCGGCGCCCTCGATGTAGACTGGCTGGCCTACCGCGACCCAGGCGGTGTTTGCGACCGTCACCGTGACGGACCCGCCGGAGGCGGGCATCACGAACGGCGACGTGGTCGTGGTGAAAGGGGAGACTCCGTTGGTCCCGTTGGTCCCAGGTTCTCCCGGGTCGCCCTTGGGGCCTCGAGGCCCGGGGATGCTGGAAATCCGAGGGAGGGAGCCGAGCGGGAGTTCGTTCATGTGACGGAGACTGCGCTCAACGCTTTTTGCGGAGCGACTTCACGATCAGGATAATGAGGTGAGCGATGGTCAGGAGCGCGATCAGCGTCCCAAGATACACGTTGAGCTGCTCGATGGTGAGCATGGCGAGGAGGCCGCCGACTCCGGTCACCGCGGTTTTGTGTACTTCCATTGTCGTGCTAAAAAGAAGCGGAGCCCCGGCGAACCAGGGCTCCGCTACATGGAAACCTATCAGTCAGCGGACGCCTTGGTCAGGATGCTGTAGCCGAGCTCGGGGAAGATCGGCTTCGCACCGCAGCGGATGTCGGCCAGGTAGTAGCCGAGGTTGCCGCGGTCGTTGTCACCCTGGAAGGTGCGCTGGTTGATCCAGTTGAACTCGCCGATGTAGTTGAACGGCTGGAAGCTCATGCCGCTGAACTGCGTCGGGTCCGTGGTCTCGAACTTCGCCTCCCAGACCTGGCGGCCGAGGATGGTAGCGACTTCGTACTCGGCCAGGCCACCGTTCACACCGTTGAGGTTGTAAGCGGCGTTGGCGATGTACTTGCGGCCGACCGTCGCCGCCGTGTTGGAGGTCGGGTAGATCGAGTTGGCCAGCGTGAGATCCGCGGCCGAAGCGATGCCACCCGACTTACCAAAGCGGATCGGGAACAGGTCGACGACCGGCAGGAAGCCGTTCACCGCGCCATCGTAGCCGAGCAGCTCCAGGTTCTTCGCGGGCTCGAAGTACTTGACCGAGTCCTTGATGGTGCTGTCGGTGAACAGGCGGGCGATGGTGCCAGGGCCGGCGTGCAGCGGAATCACCGGGCGACCCTTGCCGTCACGGCCGACGGCGAGTTCGTCGGCGAGGCCGTTGCGGCAGAGCTGCCAGTAGATCTGCTTGAGGTGGTCCCAGCCGAGGTAGTCGTTCGGCAGGGAAGCGCCGATGCCGGTGAAGTCCGCGGCGGTGGATTCAGCGACGATGAGCGAGCCGCTGGTGCGGGTCACCGCCTTGTTGTTCACCTGGGCGATGTTCTGGATGCGATACCAGTCACCCCACCAGACGTTGATGTACTCCGAGAGGGCGCGCTCGAAACCGGCGACGGTCTGGGCGGCGTCCACGGCGCGCTTGAGGTCGCTCAAGCACACCACGTCGGTGTTGAAGCTCGTCTGGAAGAGCTTGAAGGTGCGCTGAATCTCGCCGCGCTTGATGGTCGTGGCGATCGGAGCGCACTCGGTGTTGCCCACACCGTCGGAAAGAGTCACCTCCGACATCGCGGTCGGGTAGGCGGTCGGCAGCTCATGGGTGAGCGTCCGGACGGTGGGCGTGCGACCTTCAGAGAGGTCGAAAGCACTCATGGGAACCAGAGTGCGGAATGGATTGGAACGCCAGAGCTTCTGGTAAACAGTCTTGTGGAACTGATTCCGGCGCTCGACGAAGTAGTTGTTGATGTCAGCCATTGTCGGAAAGGATTAAGGTTAGGTGTCTGTCCGGGTCGCGCTTGCGCGTTTCCCAGCGGTCGCCAGCCGCCCTTGTGAGCTTTCCGATCCGCCGGTTTGCCAGGCCCGGGGTGCAGCTACAGATCGTCGTAGCCGAGTGGATACAAAAAACCGGCACCCTTTGCAAGGGGGTGCCGGGTTGAGCCGAGGCCAGGCGGGACTACCTCGAGAAGTACTTCTGCGCGGCAGACAGATGCGACTCGGGTGCGGTGCCCTCGCCCTCGGGCGGGGCGCCGGCGCCGGAACCGACCTGCGGGCTGGCCGCCGTCATCGCCTTCACCTGGGCCTCGAGCTCGGCGATCTTGGCGTCGCGGGACGCCAGGGCCGAGTTGTAGAGCGACGCGATGCGCGGAATGCCGTGCGACATGGTGAAGTCATAGAGCGCGGCCTTGTGGGCGAGGTCGGCGGCGCCCTTCTCGTCGATGTCGCCGAAGGCGTATTTTTCCGCCTGGGGACCGACGCCGGCCAGGGCGACGTTGTACTCGTTGATGAGCTTCGCTTCCTCCTCCGTCGCCTTTTCCGCAGCCTGGGCGGGGAGGAATGTGTCCTTGTACCCGCCGGCAACGGAATCAAACGACGCCCGGGACTTGGCGCCGCCCGAGCTCTTCATGGTCTTGAGCGTTTCCTCCGCCTGGGCGAGCGCCTGGTCGGCCCCAGTCTGGGCGGCGAAGTAGGCGTCAAGGGCCGCCTGGAACTTCACCCGGGCGTAGGGGGTCATGCGCTCCATCGCGTCGGACACCGCGTTGTTGAGCGCCTTGCCCTTCATAGAGAGCATCTCGTCGACGTTCACCTCGACCTCGTCGCTCTTCGCGATGTTCGCCATCGCGGCCTTCGCTTGCTGCGCCGGCTGAACGTACCTGGCGGAAAACTCCGGGTGGTTCTTCAGGTCGAAGACCTTGAGGCGATCGCTGTACTCCTTGTTCTGTTTCTCGAGCTCGGAGAGTCGCGCCTTGGTCGCCTCATCCGCAGCCACCGGAGGCGCGGACTTCATCTTCGCCTCGAGCTCGAGACGGAGGCGACGTTCCTCGGTGGCGCGCTTCTTGAGCTCGTCCCACCCGGCGCGGGACTTGGCATTGTCCGGAGGCGCCTGGAGGCCCTTGTCGATGTCCTCGAGCGTCGACGCCTCTGCTGGAGCCGCCGGGGCCGCCTTGGCGGCGGCCTTTACAACGGAGGCGAGAGGGTCCGGGGCGGCGGCTTTCGCCGGCTCCTTGGCCGGCTCCTTGGCCGGCTCCTTGGCCGGCTCTTTAGCGGCGGCGGCGTCGAAAAAAGAATTCGCCGCTGCGAGGTGATCGTCCCCGGCGTCGGCCGGGGGTGTGGTGGGACTGGTTTCGGTGCTCATTCAGTTGACGGGAAGTTTTCGGTGGGCTCACGCATCTCGCGCGGTGTTTCGGCAAGCTGAAGGAGCTGGTCGCGGTAGAGCTCCCAGCCTTTCACCTTCGCCAGGAACGTAACCGCGGCCCGCTCATCCCACTCGCTGCGTGCGTAGGACGGGAACTTGAGCATGGTGCCGGGATGCTTTGATTCCATGAGCGAGAGCGCCCGCTGCGTCATGGACGACGCGAGCCACTCTCGCAGTTCCATTCGCTCACGCTGGGTGAGCGGCTCCCGGTTGGCGGCAGGAATAATGACGACCTGCGGTGTCAGTTTAAGGAGGCGACGGAGGAGGGACTTGAGCATTGGGACTGGGGGAAGACTGCTGCGACATGGCACCCACCTGGCCCGCCGGATCGAAACCACCCTGCTGCGCTTGCTGCGTCTCGTTGTGCATCTTCTCGACCATGCGGAAGATTCCCTCGGCGGCGGAGCGGACGGCGGTGAACCGCGGCCACAGCTCCTTGAAGAGCGCCTCCTGGAGCTTGTCCTGCTTCAGGTACTCGAAATGGGACTCGAGATGCGGCAGCGCGTTCTGAAGCGCGATGAGGCCGTTCGGGTCGATGCGGCCGGTGGCGTCGTAGTTGTGGACGATGACCTCGAGCGGCATGAGGTGCTGCGGCGCGTGCGCGGCGTGATTGTCCTGCGGATCGACCGGCAGCGGATTGCCCTCGCCCATGTCGGAATTCTCCATGAGCGCGAGGCGCTGGCTCTTGATCTCGGCGGTGGCGTCGACCGGGTTGAGCGCCTTGGCCACGGCCTGGGAGCCGAATTTCGCGGTGACCCACTTTTCCTGCATCCAGCGCCGGTTGGCGTCGGGAAGCTGGAGGCCCTGGATCGCGAGGTCGCCCTGCATCGCGAGATTCATGGCGCCGGGATCGGCGCCCGTGCGGATCGAGATCTCGCCGTCGTGGAAGACCTTTTCCGGCATCCCGAGCTCGTCGACGCACCGCTTCTTGAAGAGCTTGGCGTCGGCATCCGGGTTGCCGCGCATCCGCAGCCGGCGGAACTGCTCGGTGAAAATGTTGCGGGCGATCTGGCGCAAATAGAGCGTCGCGTTGGCGACGTCGACCTGGCTCTGGATGTTGGCCAGGATGTTCGCCTGGGTGGCCGTGTCGGTCTGCTGAATCTGCTTCCCCTGGTCGCGGTAGCGCGCGTTGTTGTAGCTCTGCTGCGAGTCCAGCAGCTCGATCGTTTCGATGATCGATCGTCCGGTTGGGTAGCTGCCAACCTGCTCAACGTCCTTTGGCAGAAAATTGAACGGACCGACGCTGGTGATCGGGACCGTTTCACGACCACCTTCAGAAAGGTCCCGGAAGTTGAGCCCGTCGATCAGCGTGCGGTCGACAGCCCGGCTCTTGAGCCGGTTCTGGACCGTCGAGAGCTGGAAATTCTTAACCCCGAAACCCTTGGTGCCCCACCAATCGCCGTTGCCGGCGTCGAAGAAGACGGCGGCCAGGGTGTGGTTCATGCTGTCCGGCCGGCTGTCAGCGCCGCTGTCGTCGAAGAGGAACTCTGACTGGTGCTCCTGCATCTCGGCGAAGATCATCCGCGAGATCTTGCCGTCGTAATCGCGGACCAAGATGTGGACCAGCTTCACCGGATCGTGGCCGGTCGTGACGCCGAGCGCGTTGTCGCGCATGAGGCGCTGGAGCTCCAGCACATCGTGCCCGGTCACCGGAGTGGAGACGGCGCCGTCCTGCTTCACGAATTCGCGGACCAGCAGCTCCTCGATCGCGCCGGGGTTCCATCCGCGTTTCGTCGCGGTGGCCTTTGAATCGGGGGAGCGAATCAGCTCCCACAGAAAGTCGACCTCAATCTCCTGGCGCACGCCAAAGAGGGTGAGCTTTTCGACGCTGGCCTTCGCCCGGGTGGGCACCTCGACCTCGCCGATGCGGACCGCTTCCCAGCGCGGAGAGAACTTGTCGTTCCAAAAACTGACGCCGACGCCGAAGGAGACGTGGTTCTGCGAGAACAGCAGGTAGTTTCGGACGTAATCCGGCCCCCAGTCGTCGATGAACCTATTGAACGCCTGTTGAAAAAACTGCTCCCATTTTTCACCATTCGGGTCGTCCGGGGTAACGTACTGGACCGAGGCCAAATTGGTCGTGTCGTGCAGGAGCCGCCAGTAGCTTATCATCACCTGCTCCAGGGTCGACGCGGCGTCGCGGAAATTGACATTGCAGCGCCAGCTCTGGCCAAGCTCGAGCAGCTCCTTGTTGGAAAACGGCGGAGCACCGTCGAGCTGGTTCTGGACCTGCAACCACTTGTTTCTCCGGAGTTCCGATGCGGTGCGGAGCTTGCGCCAGAGGGACCGGGCCGTCGCGGCGTCGCGGATGCGGCGTTCCGACGGCGTCGGAAGCGTGGATGGCGAGGAGGATTCCATGCGTCAGGCCCTTGTATCCGACCCCGGACTACCCCGCAAGGGGGCGTCGAGGCGCTGCCAGCACCAGGGCGGGAAGGTGACGCCGGGGGAATTGGCTGCCTGGACGACCCCCAGGGGCAGGTTGGCCTTGGCCTGGAGCGAGCAGCCGCAAGCCATGCAGACGCTGATGCCGGCCTGGCGTCGGTCCTTGGGGATCGACGCCTCGATCGCCTTGTATACCGCAGAGCAGGAGCACAGGCTGGCGGGCTTGTTGAGCGGACACCCGCGGCAAACGGCCGCCCGGGCGGCGGCCTCCTCCGGCGGACAAAGCGGGGTGCGGCCGGCGGCGACCTCGGCCAGGACCCCGGCCACCGCCTTACCCAAGGAAAGCGCCATGCTGGTCGTCAGGCGGGACGTGAGATCCTCCACCGGGCGGTAGTCTTCGCCAGGCTCCGGGGCGCACCAGGAGGTGTCCAGGCTGATGCAGAGCTGGCGCTGGATGTCAGCCGCGAGCGTGGTGGAGGGGATGCCCTTGTAGTCGCGGTGTGGGCGCACCATCGCGACCAGGCCCTCGAAAGTGTCGCACTCAAAGCGGACGCCGGTCTCTGGCTGGACGTAGCGCCAGCCGCCGGGCGGCACATCGCGGAAGGATCGGATCAGGGCCATGAGGTACGATATATTGGACGTTACGCCGGGTTAAGGTGCGGTATATCGGACGTTAAGCGGCCTCCGCGCTGCTGAATTCCCGGTCGGGATTCATCACGTTGCTGTACCGCACGGCCCGTTTCGTCATTCGCGAATCGCGACTGCCGGCCGCGTTGGAGAGCGCCATGCCGGCAACCCCGCCCTTCCGGCGGAGCAGCTCGACAAGCATCACAAAAGCGTCGGCCTCGTCCGGGGAGTAGCCGAGCCTCTCCTTCATCTCCTTCTTCGTTTCGATTCTTATCTTCTTGTCTTTGATCGTCTCGTACTGCCTCGCGATGAGCTGGTCGCGGAGGACCTTGTAGTCCTCGTTCAGCCCGCCCACCAGGCCCTCCTCCATCCAGGCTCGTCCAGCCCACCACAGTTCGGAGACGAATCGGTCGAACAGCTCGCTACAGTTTTCCGAGTCGGACTTTTTGAGTCTCCGTTCGGTGGCGCCGCCGCCAAAATTGCAGCGGTTGATCTCCGGGCTCCATTCCTTCTCGAGGATGGCGGCGACGCCGCGGCCGGCGCCGGTAACGTCCAGGATGAAGTTCTCCGGCTTCACCTCAAACTTGGTGCAGATGCGCTTCACCTCATGCGCGATCAGGTAGTCGAGCGGCTCGGACTTGTCGGTGACAGCGACTTTCACCGGCGTCGACGAGACCATGTTCATCGCGAACGAGGAACCGTTGGCGGAACCGTACTCGGCGATCGCCAGGGCGCATTGATCTCCGCCCTCGAACGCAGGGTCGAGCGCGGCCACGCGCACCGGCTTCATCTGGTACTCGAGCTTCTTTTCCGCCCGGGCCAGGATCGACGACGGGAAGATGACGCCGAAGAGGCCCTCGGGGGCGAACCAGCCTCGGACGAACGTCCACCACCGCGGCGACCCCTCGCCGAATGCCTTGGCCACCGAGTCAAGGTAGTCCTGGCGTATCAGGAACGGGAATACCGTCTTCCCGTGCTTGATGTTGGCCGACTTGAGGCCGTCCAGGCGGATGCAGACGCCGCCGCGCTTGGTTTCCCAGAACTGGTCCACGTCGGGATCGATGTGCCCCCACCCTGTTACGGGTTCACACCATGTTCCAAATTCTGAATAGCGCCGCGTCGGGTTGGCGAGCTGGGCCATCCTGAAGTCCGGGTCCGTCATCAGGTTGGCCGCGGCCTCAAATATGGCAGACGGCGTTCCCTGGGCCTCGTCGATGACGACGTACCGCCGCTTCCTCGAGTGCGTCCCCTGAATCTTTTCAACGGCATCCTGACCACGGTCAGTCGCGATTCCCTCGATGACATACTTGTCCTCCTTGGTCCCGGCAGGACGCATCGTCATGTCGTGATTTCGGACGTCGAACATCAGACCGCCGAGCGTGCCTGGAGCAATCTGCGCCGTCCTCATCGCGGACACCGTGTCGGCCCACAGACGCTTGCGGAGCCCGGGAAGGTGGGTCGAGGTGAGGGTGATGATGGAATTCTGCGGGTCGGCGATGTAACTAGCGGCCGCGATGTGCCCGAACGTGTGCGTTTTCGCAGCGGAAGCGTGACCGATGACCGAGACAATCTTGTACTTGCACCAGGCCCAGGTGAGCAGCTCCAGGTCGTCGCGCCATCGCGGGACTCCAGGCTCCACCTCGCCGGCGTAGATGTTGGGCCAGAGCGCGATCATCGCGTTTCGCAGGTGGGCTTGCTGGCCAAGCCCGCCCTGCTCGACGGTGCGGTTTTGCGCGTAGCAGATCAGCTCCACCATCGCCTCCGACCAGTCGTCGGGGAAAATAGCTCCGTACTTTCTCAAGTTGGGACTGAAGTGTAGAAGGGAACGTAGACGGTGCGGCCGTTCACGCGCATGGCGAGGTAGGTTCCGCTGGTCGATCCAGGCTGCTCGCCACACTCGATCTGGTTGTTGGAACTCGGATGCGCGTTGAAATTCGTGTCGCTGAATCGGGCGTTGGACACGTTGCAGAGTCCGGCCGTGTCGATGTGGATTCGGTCAAGACCGGAGCGGTCTCGAATCCGCACATGGCCGGTGCCTACGTTGGCCGGCGTGATGAACACGGCGCCGGCGTAAGGGCCCGGCCACGTTGACCCGAAACAATCAACCTGGCCGCCGTTCCCGGGGCCGTCGCCGACGCCACCGTTGACGCGGACGATGCCGGAGGTCTGGTTGGTGCAGACGACGCACTCGCCATTCAGCTCCAGACGACCGCCGAGGATTTTCGGGGTGGTGATCTGGATGTTGGCTTTGAGCTGCTCGACGACTGCGTTCGTCAAGTAGACCACTCCGCCGACGACCGTGAACGGCGAGATGTCGGTGCTGTTGTTGAAGACCTTGAACGAGTCGGCGGTGAACTTGATCTCGTTCGTCGTTCCAGCGTTCGCCGAGGTTGACGACGTGATCTCCATGCCGGCGACGCGGCCGTTGGTATCGACGCGCAGGACGTATTTCGCCGAAAGGAATCCGTCGGCTTGAGCGCGGGCCGAGGACTCCGTCGAGACTTTGGCCGTGGCGTCGGCCGCGGCCGCGGTGATCGCCTCGGACTTCTTGGTGTCGGCGTAGGTCTTCGAGGCGTAGGTCGACTCCACCGTCGAAATGCGGGAGGCGGTTGCGGCAACGCCCGTCGTCGGGTTGTTGACCGTCGATTCCAGCGTGGTGGCCCGCGACGAGAGCGCGCTGTCGGCGGTGGCCCGAGTCGTTTCCTCGGTTACGATCTTCGCGTAAGTTGCCGCCACGCCCGTCGTCGCGTTGTTGACCGTCGATTCCAGGGTAGTCGTCCTCGAGGAGAGCGCCGAGTCCGCGGTGGCGCGGGTGGACTCCTCGGTGGTAAGCCTCGCGGAGGTCGCCGCCACGCCGGTCGTCGGGTTGTTGACCGTCGATTCCAGCGTCGTTGTGCGCGTCGCGACCGCGTCGACCGCGGTGGCCCGGGCGGACTCCTCGGCCGTGATCCGAGAATGTGCCTGGGCCAGGCCGGTCGTCGGGTTGGCGACCGTAGACTCGAGTGTAGTCACTCGCGACGCTGTCGCCGAGTTGGCCGTGGCCTGGGCCGTGATGTCGTCGGTGACCTGGGCGATGTTCTTATTGAACTGCGCCCTCACCGTGAGCACGTCCTGGGCGAACGCCTGGTTTTGGTCCGCCATCGCGACGCGCAGCTCCTCAACGCTGGCCGCGCTGGTGTTCTGTCCGTCGGTGACTGTCGCCTGGAGAGTCAGCAGGTCTTCCGCCAGCGCGAATCCAGGCTCAACCTGGGTGCGCTTGATTTCGCCGACGATCGCGGACGACGTGACCGTGGAGCTCCCAATCTTTGCCGACAGCCGGGACGCGATGGCGTCGATCTTCTGCTTTGATTCCGCCGTAGCGGAGGCCAGGGCGGCCTCTAGAGCAGCGTCGGCCGCGGCCCGAGCTTCACTCTCGCGCTTGATGCGCGCGAGCAGGAGTTCCTCGGGGACGGTGGCCATTTACTTCCCAAGCTGGCGCTGGTGCCGGATGCCGATCCAGGCGTAGCCGACCGAGAAGCAGAAGGCGACGATCTCCGGCCGGAGCCCAGCGAGGTCGGCCGAAGGAAGCGTCCACAGATACCAGCACGCGCCGACGACCATGATCGGCCGCACCAACTTGATGAACGCCTCGACGATCGTGAATACCGCGTGCGTCCAGCCCGGGGCGGTGACGGGCGGCGTGTAGGTCGACGTGAAGCCCTCCTGGGCCTTGATGAATGCCTGGAGTTCGCCGATCGCGATGTCGCGCTCCTTGATCGCCTGGAGCTCGGCGATGCGGCGCTTCGACGCGCTCCACTCTTTGGCCTCGGAGGCAAACGTGGCCAGGAGTTGGGTGAGGCCGCCGAGGACCGTACCGCCGGCGGCGCTGGCGAGGAAGGAGAGGAGGCTCATGGTTTGACCCACCAGCAGGTCTCCTCGTCCAGCACCCAGTTATCGCCCGCAGGTTTGGGTGGGATGAATGCGTCGCGGGTCGCGTCGTAGGTGTACCCGATTCCGGCGTAGTTTTTTCGGAACGGAACTCCGCCGCGGATGTGGACGCCGCGGCGCGTGTTGTAGCTGGTCTTGATCCACTCGCCACCAAGCTGAAGGTCGTTGGCGAGGAAATCTTGGCCGCGATGCTCTTGACCGTCTGGCACGACCAAGACGCGCTGCACCACGTTGGCGGTAGAGATTTCAGCAAAGTGTGCCATGTCAGTTTGCGTACTGGAATTTCACGAGAACGATTCCGCTGCCGCCGCTGCCACCAGAGCCGCCGTTGTTGGCGTTGTTAGGATCATACCCAGCTCCGCCGCCACCACCTCCGCCGCCGCCTGTGTTGGCGAGGCCGTCGCTTGCGGCGGAACCATCGTAGCCTGTACCTCCGCCGCCACCACCATCACCGCCGCCGCCGTTACCGGCGCCTCCGCCGCCTTGGTTAGACGCGACGTCACCGGCGCCGCCACCGCCACCACCACCACCGCCAGAAAAGTAACCCCTTTCGTTCGGGAACTCGGTCGACATATTTTGCCCGTTGCCGCCGGAATTTCCATCCAAAGCATTGGTGTACGAAGACCCGGCTGCTCCTCCCGATCCTCCAGCTCCTCCGTTGGTGTTCGAGTAATTCGTTGCTCCGTGAATACCGATCTGCGACGCCGAGCCGCCGAAGCCGGGAGAGCCACCAGCACCTATCGTGACTGTTTTTGGGGAGTTGATCCCGAAATTGTTTGCGGTCAAAGCGCCCTGAAAACCGTACATTCCGCCGGGTGCGCCACTAGCGCCGTTGGTAGGAGCATCGCCTCCGCCAGCGCGACCGTCTGCTGAAAAACCGCCATCACCGCCGGATGCGACATAGAGTTTCACGGGCAACGACCCGTTGCCCATCACGGTGAACTCAAAAGTGCCAGCCGAAGTGAATTTGTGGTACTGCCACTTGCCGATCCGATAGATGACGTCTCCGCCGGTGGCGTTGTTCACCACCGGGTAGCCGTCGTCGACGGCGGCGAGGACTTGGACGATGCTCATGTCAGCTCAACCCGCTGCCGGTGATGACGAAGGTGTTCGAGGCAACGCAGAGAACGGTGCAGAGACCGTACTGCGCGAGTGTGCGGTTGCCGGTGTTGGCGGTGCCGGCCTGACGCATCGTCACGCTGGCGCCCTGCGTGATCGTCTGATTCGAGCCGGAGTTGTTGAAGATGGTCACCGCGTCGCCCGCGGAGAACACGCCGCTCGGAACCGTGACGCCTCCGGTCGTGATTGAGATGTGCTTGCCGGCATCCGCCGCGGCAAGGCTGTAGGCAGAGGTCTGGGAATTCTGCGGAATCGCCCGCACATTGCCCTTCGTGTCGCGCAGGTCCGAAAGGATCATCTTGCGCGTGCCGCTCGTTGACCCGTCGAGAGCGATGTAGTCGTCGGTCGTCGGCGTGCTGACCGTGCTGGCAATGTCTTTGATTCTGGTGGCCATGACAGGAGCGTATTGAATTCTCTAGGACGTGACAAGGGTGGACCCGGCGGACGTGACGAAGTAATCGCCATTGTCCAGCAGGAGGGACTTGGGGTCGGCGCCAAAGGCGACGGAGATGCTGTTGGACCCGGAGATAGACACGGGAACGGCCGCCGCGACGACCGTCGCCGCGGTGTTGGAAGTGGCTCCGGCGGAGCTGAAAGTGACGCGGACCTGCGGCGCCAGGGAGGCGGCGACGGACGTGGAGCCGGCGGAGGTCGCAGAGGACGGAACCGCAGCCGCCACCGTGGCCGCGTTGGAAGTGGAGCCGGCGGAGCTGAAGGTGACGGGGACCTGCGGCGCCAGGGAGGCGGCGACGGACGTGGAACCGGCGGAGGTCGCAGAAAGGGGCGCGGCCGCCACCGCGGTGACCGCGCTGGACGTAGAACCGGCGGAGGTGAAAGTGACGCGGACCTGCGGCGCCAGGGAGGCGGCGACGGACGTGGAACCGGCGGAGGTCGCAGAGGACGAAACAGACGCGACCGCCGAAGCCGAAACAGAGGTTGAGCCCGACGACGAGGCGGGGATCGTCGCCGCGATCGTCGTGCCGGCCGAGACGGACGTGGCGCCGTCGAAAACGTGGCCGGAGCCGGCCAGGTAGGTTCCGTCGGAACCGAGCAGCAAGTGACCGTCGGAGGTTACCAGATACCCATCCTGGAGAGGAACGGACGACGGTGCGGCCACAGAGACAGACGTGGCACCGGCGGAGCTGAAAGTGACCCGGACGGTGCCTGACAGGTTTGCGGCCGGCACCGTTGCGCCGGACGAGCTGGCGAGAACCAGGGCCGAAACCGCAGTCGCCGCGGAAACCGCGGTGGAGCCGGAGATGGATGCGGCGCCAGGAACTGCTGCGGAGATAGCTCCGGAGACCGTCGTGGACCCGGAAGTTGATCCGGAGGAAGTGGTGGTGGCGTTGACTGCACCGACGGAGAGCGAAGTGGCTCCGGAGGAGGTGTAGGAAGTGCGCGCCGCGGCGACGACAGTACTAGAGGCGGTCGTCGACCCAGAGGAAGTGAACGACAAGAAGACGCTGCCGTAGAACGCAGCGGAAACGGTCGTCGATCCGGCGGAGCTCGCGGCGGTGGCGGCGGCGATGGCTGTCGTCGACGACATGGTGGTGGCGCCAGACGACGCGAACGACGGACGGACGTCCGCGATCGTGTTGAACGCGACCGAAGTCGCGCCGGCGGACAAGACCGAGGTGGTGGGGACAGAACCGACCAGGATGCCGGACACGGCGGTGGACCCGGACAAAGCGCCCACCAGGTACACGGCTCCGGCAGGTGCAGATATGACTTGCGTCGCACCGGACGACGACGCGGAAACAGGAACTGCCGCCACGGTAGTTCCAGAAACCGACGTCGATCCGGACGAAGACGCCGACGCGGTTGCCGAGACCGCAGTCGTCGCCGAAAGCGCCGTGGACCCGGACAAGGATAGCGAGGACCTGACTGAAGCGATCGCCGTCGCATTGACCGAGGAGGAACCCGCAACAGACGCCGCGACAGGGGCCGTCGAAAAGACCGAGGCTGAAATTGACGAGGTCCCGGAGATGGTGACGACCGCCCGCCTGGCGTCGGCGACGGAAAAGGTCGGAGTGGAAGCGCCGGAGACGGATGCCACCGCACGCACGGTGGCGATCGCCGTGGCAGAGACTGACGTGGCGCCGGAGGACGCCGCCATTGCCGGAGTGCTCGCGATCGCGTTCGCGGCGACCGATGTTGAACCAGATGACGCCGCGGGGACGGATGAAGAGATCCGCGTGTCGACGAGAAGCGACGTAGACCCGTCGAAAACCTGACCCGCGCCAACCAGGTAGGAACCGTCGGAGGCAAGAAGCAGGTGACCGTCAGAAGTGAGAAGGAATCCGTCCAGGAGCCCGTCGAAACCGGGCAGCAAAGCGGAAACAGAGGAGGCTCCGGTGGAACCAAACGTGACGCGAACGGCTCCGACCGCGTTGGACACTACCGCGGAGGACCCAGCCGAGCTTGCCTGGATAGTGGCCGAGGCAGCCGTAGAAACCGATGCGGTTGAGTTCCCTGCCGAGGAAGCCGTGATGGGTACAGAAGCGGCGACATTTCCCGTGACGCTGGTCGACCCGGAAGTCGACCCGGACGAAGTTGTCGACGCGCTAACCGTCCCAACCGCAACCGACGCGGAGCCGGACGATGCTGCTGAAATCCTGGCGGCAATGGCAGTCGTAAACGAAAGAGCCGACGATCCGACAGAAGTCGCAGCAACAGGTACTGTACCAGAAAAAGCAGCCAGTATTGACGTCGATCCGGAAGAGGATGCCGAAACGGCCGCAGCAATGGCGGTCGTGGCTGATGCCGCGGTTGCGCCGGACAGGGCCAGGGGCGGCCTAACTGCTCCGACGACGTTGAACGTGACCGCAGACGACCCGGAGGATGAGACGGAGTTTTCCGGGACGGCGCCGACCAGGATTCCGGCGACTGACGTTGATCCGACCGACGTTCCGGCCAAAGGAACGGAGCCGAGGAGCGGAAAAGAAATCTGCGTTGAGCCAGACGAAGAGAACAGCGAACGAACGTCGGAAACCGTAGAGCCGGCGACCGAAGTGGACCCGGATGCACTCGCCTGAATGCTCGCCGAGATGGCGGTTGACGCAGACGCCGCCGTGGCTCCGGACGATGAAAACGAAGACCTGACCGAGGCAACGCTAGTCGCCGAGACGGCCGAGGAACCAGAAAGAGACACCGAAATCGGAACCGCCGAAACAATCGCAGAAGAGACCGAAGTGGAGCCAGACGCAGAAACGGAAGCACGCCTGGAATCGAAAACAGAAAACGCTGGCGCGGAATTCCCGGTCACCGAAGCAGAGGCTGAAACGCTGGCGATCGGCGTCACAAAGATGGACGTGGCGCCGGAGGATGCCGCCGCAACCGGGGTCGTGGCGATCGCGCTAACCGCCAGAGAAGTCGAACCGGACGACGCCACAGACACGGACGAAGTCACCCGCGTGTCCGCAACCACCGCAGTCGCTCCGTCGAAGACCTGGCCCGCACCAACCAGGTATGAACCGTCGGAAGCGAGAAGAAGGTGGCCGTCAGACGTGGTGAAGAATCCGTCCTGCAACGTGACTGCCGACGGCGCGGTGATTGCGACCGACGTAGCGCCCGATGCGGCCGTCTGGACCGGGACCGAGGACGCGACAGAAAACGCGGGAGACGTCGACCCGGAGACCGCGGCGGAAGCCCTGGCGTCGGCCGCGATGCTCGCCGTGGCAGACGTTGATCCAGACGAAGCGGTGGGCGCGGGAACTGACGCGAAAACAGCGCCGGCGACCGTCGTGGCGCCTGACGCGGTGCCAGACAATACGCCGGCCGCGGAGCCGGTGACGACGGCGGAGGTTGAGCCAGAAGAAGCGAACGCCGTTCGCGCCGCCGCAGCGATGGACGCCGAAACCGACGTTGAGCCCGAGGAGTTCCAGGAATTGACGCCGGCGGCGTTGACCGTTGCGGCGACTGTCGAAGAGCCAGAAGAGGAAGCCGTAACCGGAACCGCTGACGCGGTGCTGATGCTGGCCGAGGTCGACCCGGACGACGACGCTGCGACGAATGCCGCCGCCGTAGTCGTCACCGACACCGACGTGGACCCTGCGGAGGTGCCGAATTCCGGAACAGATCCGACCAGGGCGCCAGAAACTGTCGTGGACCCCGCGGATGAGGCGGACATGAGGTTGCTTCCCTGCGGGGCCAGGGTAACCGCCGACGAGCCAGCCGATGAGAAGATCACCGGGGCGCTCGCAGACGTCGTCGAAGCCACCGATGACGAACCGGAGCTCGAGACGGAAAGAACGGTCGCAATTTGCGTCGCAGCCGAGGCCGAAGTGGACCCGGACAAAGACGCGGAGGCTGGAACTGACCCTGAAACGACTGCGGAAACGACGGAAGATCCAAAAACTGCCGCGGAGCTGGGAACTGACCCGTAGGCTACCGCAGAAACGGACGACGAACCCGCGACGGAGGCCGAAACGCGGCGATGAGAGGCCAGAGTCGCGGCCAGAGTCGTGGTCAGAGTCGCCGAAAACGACGCCCGGACCGACGCGAAGACTGAAATCGACGATCCCGTTGCCCCTGACGCCGCTACCGCCACCGGGACCAGCACCGCGGTCGTTGTCGACACCGCGCAGGAGCCTGAAATCGACGTAGGCGCCGCGCAAACCGACGACAGGGTGCAATCCAGGACCGTTTTCCCGTCGAAAACCTGCCCGGAGCCGACCAGGAGATCGCCGGACGAGGTCGCCAGGTAATCCCCGGCGCTTGTCAGCAGGTATCCGTCAAACAGATACTCAACCTGGGGAGCCGCAGCAGCTATTGACGTCGACCCGGACGAGCTGAAAGCCAGGGGGACGTTGGAAAAGACCGTGGCCGCCGGCGATGTCGACCCGGAGGACGAGAAACCGCGGCGGGAGGCCACTCCGGGGGCCGCAGCGACCGAGGTGGAGCCAACCAGGGCAACCGAATTGGTCCCGGCGCCAGCGGTAGTGACCGCAACCGAGGTGCTGCCGGCCGAGGAAACGGACGCCCGGGCTGACGAGGACGTGTCGCCGGCAACCGAGCTTGACCCGGCCGATGCCGCCTGAAGGAGCGCCGACGTGAACAGAGATCCGGCGGCCGACGTGGAACCGGAAGTTGCCATTGCGACGGGCGCCAGCGCCGCAACGGAAACCGTGGTTGACGTTACCCCAGACACGGTGACCTGGGCGCGAGTCTGGGACTGCGTATCCGCGGCAACCGCCGTCGCCCCCTCGAGCACCATTCCGTCGCCCACCAGGTATCCGCCATCAGACCCGACCAGGAGACCGCCGGGGGATGCGTCCAGAAACCCGGACAGGATGACAGACGACGTCGGCACCGACGGAACGACGGACGTGGCGCCAGAGACAGACGCCGAGATGGGCGCGGAGGACGCCAGGGAGAACGATGCCAGGGAGGACCCGGCGACGGCGACAGACGACGAACTGCCGCCGGTGAGCGAGAACGCCGGCGACGAAGACCCGGAGGCTGAAGCCGACAGCGGGACCGTCGCAAACAGCGACGTGGAGATTGATGCAGCCCCTGTCGCCGATGCCGCCGGCCGCACGTCAGCAACGGTAGCCGCCGAGACTGACGTCGCCCCGGCCGAAGAAACGGGAGTGCGCCGGAAGCGGCTCGTTTGCGCCGAGACGAACGTCGCCCCGGCCGTCGATGCCGATGCAAGCCGGCTGTCCACGATCGATGCAGAGGTCGAGCATGAGCCGGACGCCGACGCCAGAAGGCGGACGGATGCGTCAACCCTCGAGACTGACACCGAGGAAGATCCGGCGGTCCCGACGCTGCCGGGGACGCCGAGAGGGTTGCCAAATTGGTCAACAATCGCCTCCCCGGCGTCGGTCACCAGGTCGCCAAGCGCATCGAGCAGAACGACGCGGGCCGAAACGGCGGATGCCGCGGTCGACCCAATCGAAACAAACGAAACGGGAACGCTCGAGAAGACCGACGCGGAAACTGACGTGGTCCCGGAAAAGGCCGGCGCGATCACATCACCGGCAAAGCCGATCGAGATTGAATTAGACCCCGAAGAATTAAAGCCAACGATAACTGCCGACGCCGGAATAAACGCTGCGGACGTTGAACCGGAAGAGGACCAGGCAACTGGACGAGACCTGAAGAGGGCCGACGAGACTGATGTGGCCCCGGAAACGGACGACGCGGACGAGCACGCCGCCGCGGTCTGAATCGATGCCGCGCACGCGCCGGAGACCGTGGCCTGAATCGGAACCGACTCGTTGAGCCCGACCAGGACGCCCGTGGTCCCGGACAACGGGACGCTGACCGCCGCAGACGTTGCGACGGAAACCGACGCGGCAGCGGACCCATCAACCCCGACGCGATGAGACCTGGCGATGAGCTGCGCGCCTCCGGAGTCGACCAGCAGCTCTCCGTCGGAGGACAGCAATCCCTCGAACCCGGACAGCGGCCTGACCACAAAAGCGGCCGTGGCGACGCCGGCTTGACCGGAAGCGGAAGCGGAAAGCGGCGCCGACGCTGCAAGCGAAGCCGCAACACCCGTTGATCCGCTTGCCGAAACCGAGAACCGATCGCGGATGTAAACGGACGTGGCGCCGGACGAATCGAACGCCAGGCGAACGGACCCAGCCACCGACGCGGAAACCGACGTGCTGCCATCAAACAGCAGGTCGTTCGACTGGACCAGGAACTGGCTATCCGACGTCTCGAGCAGACCGTATCCGAAGATCTCCAGATAGCCGGACGGGAGCAGCATCGCCACCTCGGGCGCAGCGGAGACCGAGGAAGACCCGACCGAGTACGCAGTCGATCGGCAGAACGACGCAAGCTCGACACCGACCAGGGACGACCCGGTCATCGCGACCCCATTGATCGCATCCTTCACCGCGGAGATCGAAACCCCGGTGAGCCCGTCGCTCGAGAACTGGGACGTCAACTGGGCGAACGCCCCGATCGACACGTTCGTCGACCCCACCTGGGCCGCCTGTATCCGGCCAGATGATACGGACGACACCGCGATGGACGACGAACCGGACGGAGCGGCCGCGAGCGGTACGGAGGAGAACGCCCGGAAGACGGGGGTGGACCCGCCGGAGACGGACGGAGAGACCGGGACCGAGGAAACCAGGTTGACCGAGACCCCGGTGCTCCCGGCCGAAGACCCGGTCACCGAGTGCCGGAAGGCCACGCCCGCGGCGAGGGTCGTGCCTCCGGCAACGGATGCCAGGAGCAGGGCCGTCCGCCGCAGCAGGAACGAGACGACGGACGAACCGGATGACGAGGGCCCGAGCAGACGGGGGACGCGCAACACCGCCGCCACGGTCGTCACGGCAACCACGGCAACCCCTACCGTCTTGGCTCCGATCGTGAGCAGAGCCCGGGCGGCGGCGTGCGCGAAATCGATGAACGCCTCGCTTGCGTTGCGGACCGTGCCGGCGATCCTGGCAGCCAGGTCAGCAAACAACGAGGTCGCCGGGCGCGCTGGCGCGCTGGCGGTGACCTGGAGGGAGCCGACCTCGACCGACGATCCGCCGGCGACTGTCGACGCCCTCGCGGGCGCGGGAGAGGAGAGTGCCGCTGCCTCCGCGCCGGCGACGTGAGTCGTCGACGCGGAAGGGGCGGTGATCGCCTGGCCCGAGTCTGGCGGGGCCAGCCTGACGGCGCCCGACGTATTGGAAACGTCGGCTTGCACCGCAGGTCAGGCGATCAGCTCTCGGTCAGCGTGAAGTTCGAGACCGGGATCGAGACGGTGTCGTTCGCGTCGACCGTCTTCGAGGAGATCGTGGCGAAGTAGAGCAGGTTGCCGGCGCTGGCGGCATCGAACACACCCACCGCCGTCACGACGCCCCAGGACGCGCTCGCCGTCGTCCAAGTGATGGCCGTGGCGTTCGACTTGGAGCCAGAAGAGGCGGCCGGGAAGTTCGTCGTGTTGTTGGTGAGCGAAGCGCGGGCGTAGCTGCCGCCCGTGACTTCCGTTCCACCGCCACCCACGCCAGGCGCGGAGGTGTAGAGCGCGAAGTAAAGCGTCGCGGGGGCGGTGAAGGCGACAGCGCCGACCGGGAGGTCGAGCAGCTTGTTGGCGAGGTAGGTGGATTTAGGCATGGTTGGTTACGAGAGAGATTCGTTGATGATGACCGGGATGTACCCCGAGGTCGGAAAGGATTGCTTCGCGCCGCCGGTGAACGTCGCGACGAATTCGCCGAGATAGAAACCAGGCGTCGCGGTGTCCGCGGCGCTCCAGACAAACTTGACCGCGCCCTGCGTGGCGTTCGTCACCAGGCCGGACTTGGTCCACAGCACCGCGTTCTTTTTGTACTGGGTGTCGCCGCAGTCCGACGTCACCGCAGTCGTCGACGCCAGGCGAAACTGCACCGTCGCGCCGGTCAGGTCGACCGCGCCGGAAGCGTCCTCGAGCGTAGCCACCAGGTCAGGCTTCGAGTCGTTCGCCTTGATAACGAAGGATTGCACGCCCTCGATGTATCACGGCGCGCCATACCGCACAAGGGGGTGCCGAGTCGAGCCCGCCGGGGCGCGGTAGCTCGTCGAGGTCGTGGAAGGTCGCCTCTGGCCTGGCCGCGGCAACCCCCGGCGGGCAAGTGTCAGTCCGAAGCCTGGCGGCCGCGGGTGACGAACACGGAGGCGCTCATCTTCGAGCCGGCCTGGCCGGCGGAGCGGGCGGTCGCATGCTGCGAGTTCCACGCGGGCGCCGACGAGGTCGGGCGGCAGGAAGACTCGGTGCAGTCGGCCTGGGCTCCGCGCTGGACGTGCGTCATCGCGGGCTGGCAGCAATCGGACTCGGGGGAAATTTCGCGGGAGAGGAGAGGCATGACCTGGTGTACCGGATTTCCGGATGCCGGACAAGGGGGTGCCGGGAAACGGAGTAGCGAAAACGAAAAAACGCACCGCGCTCTGTGGCCAGAGAGCGCCAGCAGCCGGCGGCCCGGCTTCCGGGGGGCCGGGGGCACCCCGGCCAGGGGGTGGGTAGGGGTGGGTTGGTCGGGGG